TCTACCAAATCTCCCATAACGGGTTCCATAGCAACGTTAAACTTGGAAAAAGAAGAGACGAGCTCGTTCAAAGACAGCGGAGGCAATCATGACGCTGTATTCCATCGGGATCGTTGCCAAACATTACGGCGTGTCGCCAAGCACCATTCGACGTCGGTTGCACGAAAGTCATCACCGACATCGGCTCCGGTCTTAACTGCAACAAGGCCCGGTCTCAGGGCACTTCTCAACCGCATTTTGAAAGGTCACGTTCACACTCTTTCTGTCGTATACGAAGATCGGCTGTTTGGCGAGAGATCTCCAAGGTTCCCTTGTAATAACCAATATCGAAAGCCATCCGTTCCTCACGTGACTTGTATTGGTACTGTGCCTTACTCTCTTTGTTTAGAGCTGCGAAATATCCTTCTCGCTCAATTCTTCGAAATTTGTCGTCTTTATTTCTCATTTCTCTAGCTTCCCTTTGAACTCCGTGAGAAGATTGCTCAGTGTTCCCCAACACGTTCACAGACCAACCCACGGAGGAAAAAGTGGAAATTTTCTTAACCGCGCTCGCCGCATTTGGAACGCTTGCAACTGCCGCTTTCATGTACCCGAACTTTGTTTCTTCTCGACCTCTGGTGACAGCACATATCCAAGATGTTTCCGGAGCCAACAAACGAGGATCTCAAGGAGAACGCCTTCAGCAAGAAGGCTGGTTCACGCTATTCGTTGACATAAAAGCCCCTGCAAACATCGTCATATACCCTCGTTCCGTTAGCGTGGTTGGAGCGAAAATCAGCGAGGACTTCAAACTCCCTAGCTTTATCGAACCCGGAGACCATCACAGTAAGTTCCTTAACGTCCGTCCGAAAAATCCTGAACAGGGCGAATTGACTGTTTTGGTGCGGTTTGGTCTATTTCGTTGGGTTCGGATAAAGTGCCCTTACAAGCGCACTCACTGGATTGGTGAATAGCCTCTGCTTTCAGGCATTGCAGTTCTGCAATAAGCCGCATCAGCACAACACTGAAATTGCGGAAGTACCAAGCCTGAAATGCTATGACCAAGCTCAAGACACAAACGGAACAAGAAAAAATCAAATTAGTCATGCTGCCTCCCCAAAGACGTCTGCGGTCAACGGCTTACGGCGGCTCTCTCCGGAGAACTGCTGAGCAACGCATTTGCCTTTGATTCGGTCTACGATTCGTTCGCCAATAACGGGCGCAAGCATCTTGGGCTTGAGGTTCGACAGGAAGATAGTCGGACGGTTCTCCGACAATCGTGCGTCAATCACCTCAAAAAGCAATGACTGTTCATTTTGTGAACCAGCCTGTACACCGAGCTCGTCAAGCACAAGCAGGTCGATATCGATGTACTGGCGAACGGCGGCATAGGAACTCGTCTCGCTGTCTGGACGCCACTGCGCGCGGATGTAGCCGATCAAGTCAGGGACGCGCGTGTAGAGCCCCGTCACGCCCTGAGGAATCAGCTCCTTGAGGATCGAGATCGCCAGATGGCTCTTGCCCGTTCCCGGGTTTCCGAAGAACAGCAGACCGTATCCGTTTTCTCTGGCCGTTTGCCATCCTGCAACAAATCGTTTGCATAAATCCAGAGCCTGCTTGAGTTCATCCGTATCGGCCTTAAACGTGCCGAAGCTTTTGCCTAGGAAATCAGCAGGAATGCAGGCTCGTCCGAGAGCATCCTCGATGCGACGACGCTCACGCTCAGCTTCAATCTGCGCCATCACGGCAGCCCGATCCTTGGCGACCTTCTCCTCCTGGAGGCGACGGCATTCCGGGCAGAAGCAGTTGCTGCGCTTTTCATCGCGTGCAAAGACGACACGCGCCATGTATGGGCCATGCAGCTCGCAGCATCGCTGTTCGTCGTACCAGTGCAAGTCACCGAATTCCTTTCGGTTGAGGATGGTGCCAATCGGCAGCGCCTCCTTTTTCATTTCAAAAAGCAACATCAAATCCCCCAGTCGATAGATCCGTCAGGCAGCTTTGCATCGGCGTAGTAGTCGGCGTCAAAGCGCAGATTGTTGTTTTTGTGATCGGGCACGTTTAACTTTCCGTCCGAGAATTCCCTCCCAACCCAGTCAAGATAAATTCGGCGCCACATTCCGATGGTCTTTTTCATCGTTGTCGGTGCGTAGCGGCTGCGCAATTTCAAGAACACTTTCTCGGGTGTAACGTCAGGACGTACCACCAGTGCGTCTTTTCGCCAGTCTTCAGGCAATTCGCCTGGGAAAAAAACTGTCGGTTCGCGTTTTGTTTTTTTCGTTTCTTTTCCTACTTTTTCTTCTTTAGTTATGGTTATTGGTTTACGGTTATCGGTTAGCATTGCGCTCGCATTGCATTTGCATGCGTCTTGCACATTCGTTTTCAATGCGTCCGCATTTCGTTCGCACTCTGTTTGCATTTGCTCAGAGAACCGTTGACGATTCATAGAGTTCGACTTTTCCCTGTCCCAACGAGCTTTGGCTGATGCAGCAGCTTTCATCGATTTAGCGTGGACAGCTTCAATCTCCTGGTCGCATCTTCTTTGCCTGTAAACATCGCCATCAGTGCTAAAAAAGCGATTTAGCACGTACTCCAATGCGGTCTTTTCTTCATCCGTATATGCACGGGCGATGCGTTCGCATTCCGATCGCATAAGCGGACGCTCTAGCGAGTAATAAAGAAAGAGCAAATCGATATAGATGCCCTTCTCTAGCGGCGACAAAAGACGCGTACTTGAGTCCCAGTCGCCTATGTGAAATTGAACGAAGTTCATATAAACCTCTTCTTCCTGTCAGCCTTCGCTTCAATTGCGCTCACTGGCTTGCGAGACGGTCAGCCATCTCCTTCGCAAGCTTGTTCACTGTCCAGGGAGGTACGCCAACAACATCGGCAAACCTCATAACGAAGTCTTCTGAGACGTATCCCTTTTGAAGCCACTTTCCAAGGGACACACGAGAAACGCCTATTTCGAAGGCAATCTCCTGCATCGTCTTCCCAGTGCGGTTTTGGAAATCCAACACCGCTTTCTTCACGTTGTTCTGATTATTGCTCATGCTTCCGTAAAGCTCACACTTGCGAGCTAAGAGTTAATGAACTGTAAATTAGGTGTTAGCATCTTTATGCAAACTTTGCGTTTACACTTGAGCTGAACTGACTTAAGGAGGTTCAAATGACAGAAGGCTGCGCAAGACGAGTCACAGATTTGGTAAAAGGCTCTGGCCTTTCAATTCGTGAATTAGGAAGAAAAATCGGAGTTTCGAACGTATCGATCGGCAAGTGGATGAAAGGACAGTTCGCACCATCCGGAAAAGCTCTAGAGGCTTTTTGCAACTACTTCGATGTCTCTCCAGCCTTCGTTTTGTACGGTGAAGGAAAGGGAGCGAAACCAGACCCGCTTCCTACAAACACAATCTCGATCCCTCTGTACAACGTGACAGCATCATGCGGCGGAGGTGTAATGGTCGACGCTGAAGAAATCATCCGCATGATCAAGGTTTCGCCCGAATTCATTAGGAAGTTTGCTCACGGAGCCAATCCAAATACCCTCAACATCATTACGGTCCACGGAGACAGCATGATGCCAACCGTCGCCGATGGAGACGCAGTAATAATTGACACCAGTGACAACAGAGTTACACGTGATGGCTTGTATGCAGTCCAGATGGACGGTTGCTTGTTCGTAAAAAGACTCCAAATCACCCCTAGGGGCATACGAGTGATCAGCGACAACCATCTATATCCTGCAATAGATGTTGGAGAACAAGATTCCTTTTTCGTAATCGGAAAATGTTATGTCGGAGCTCTCCTGAGAAGCCTTCTCTAACAAACACACATAAATACAAATCTGGCCGCCTGCATTAGGGCGGCTTTTTTTTTGCTTTTTGTCAATGTAGGTTTACATTTTTTCCCTTCAGTTCACACTAAGCGCTAGCTTACAATTTGCAGCTTTTCATTCTTCATGTTAACCTTTGGTTTACACCGAAAATGTAACGCTTGCGGTGCAGAAACCGCCAATAAAGGCGGTTGCTAAACAGTCGGATGCGACTTAAAAGCCGACACGGGGCTTTCAAAATGGCTCGCCCCCAAGGAGTGGACAGCATTCCAGACGCTTAGAAGCAGTGTGGCAACTGTGGAGCCGAGCGCGGCACGGCTACGTAGTCAACCGTAGACCGTTAGCGGACCTGGAGCCAGGTCAGTAGAAGCCGTAGCCCTTTCCGCAAGAGAGGGCCTACGAGAGGGCGCTCGAAAGAGCGCCTTCCCGTCGTTTTTAGGGGCATAGTTCAGTTGGCAGAGCAACAGATTTTGATTTCGTCGGTCGCAGGTTTGATCCCTGCTGCCACCACTAGAAGCTGGGTGGCGTGGATAAATAATCAAATTTTATTAATCTTATAATTTCCCAAGAGGTGCGCACGATGGATCAATCAAGGGCTAAGAACACTCTACTTTCGCCGAGCGAGATTGAGGCGATCAAGGCAAATCAAGAAATAATCAAACGGATGGCCGACAACTCGGCCAAGACTAAGACTGTATTTTTGGCTCTGTTCGCTGCCGCTGTCACCCTTCACAAATCAATACATTTAGATTGTTTTGTTTTGCTCGGATTTGTTTCTGTCATTTTTGCCATGTGGTATACAGACGCAAAATACTTACAACTAGAGAGACAGTTTCGAAAACATCATCAAGCCATCATAAGCGGCACTATTAGTTGCCTAGACCAGTGGTCTTTCAACCCAAAAAAATATAAAGTGGAGCCAATTGCAAAAATTATGTTTTTAAATTTTACAATGTGGCTCTACTGGCTCGCTTTGCTTTTTGTACTTAAACTTGGTTTAGTTGGTTAGCGCCCAGCTCTCTTGCAGGCATCTTCTATCCATGCCCACAACAACTGGTGTGGCTTCTCATAGTCTTTCCAATGGTACTGCTGGATAATATAGGTATTTGCAGATAGATTAGTCGTGCAGCGATTATGAAAAATATAGGGATTAGGTCCTAATCCACAAACACGACCTTTAGGATCAATCATCCTATCCAAGTAAATAATCATTCGACCTAACCCCCATTCTCGAGCCAGATCCATCTCATATAGGCACCACTTGCTTTGATATGTCTTTTCACCAATAAAAAGGATGAAGCAAGAGCACCCCCGCATATTATCCCTAATCCATTTAGCGATAGCATTATCATCCCTCTTGACTTCTTCATTAGGGACACTTTTAACAAATCCAGCTTCGCGAACTCCAACAATATATGGATAGTTCACGATCTGATTGACATAAACAACATCTTGATCCCAGTCGTAAGATGGGAAAATTTTTCTAAACTCAGCCACTACTTCCTCCCTTGGTAGGATTAATCAAAACTTCACAAAACAATTATCTCACCAAAGGATTTTTTTGCATAAAGAGCCTCACCCTCATGAGGCTCTTTCTTTTTCTATCACTATTTGAACCACAATCTTTAAAAAAATGGGAGCAGTTATCACAAGTTGATATTTGACTCAGATCTTTCCAATTTCTTCCCCATGATTTGATCGTCGGTTTTTCAGAGTCTTCCGACTTTCATCTCGCGGGATCCTTCTTCAAGGCACATCCATGACTCCGACAATCAACACCTGCGAAGAGCTCGCCAGTGTCCGTGATCGCGAACTGGCGAACACTGCGTGGAAAACTTTCCGCGAGCGCGTCGACGCTCTGTTTGACGAACAGCTGCGAACAACCTGCCGGAATCACACCGTCGAGCTGCTTCTAGTGAAACGGTACGCAGAGCTACTTGAGCTTGGCTTTGATGATGAGGACGGCGCCGAAACCGCCAGGAGCGAATACGAGACAGCGATCAAAGATGCGATCGCTCTTGATGAACACGAAGTCGCTTACCGTTTTGCATAAGGAATCAACATGAAAAAGTTCGTGCCCGTTGAGGGTAAAAGCCGTGTCCAAATCGACGACTGCGGCACAGGAATCAATCTTCAGTGTATCGACGGAAATGTCGTCGACGTCTCGATCATCGGTTTCGGAATGTACAAAACGTTCGTCAAGAACGTTCCGATCAGCGTTTTCAAGTCGAACATACAGGCACTGAAACGAGATCTCACCTCTCGCAACCAGGACTCACAGTACAGATTGTTTGAATGGCATGCCGGCGACGGTTTAACGATCAGAAAGCGTGACTTCATGATTCGCTTCACTACAAGCGAATCTCGGCTTCAGTCGTTCCTAGCCTATGCAGATGACTTTTTGGACGAGGTTCAGGAGCACATACATGCGCAATTTGATTAAGAACTGGTTTACACCAGACGACCACGGCGAGATTCCTGCCGTGGTTTTTTTATGCGCAGCATTCGTCTTTGGCTCTCTGGTTGCCATGCCGTGGCTATTCGAAATTTTCCGCTGATTGCGGACCACAGAAAGCGAGTCCTTCTGCCTGCCGGCTTGTCCTCTTCCTCGAAAACTCCCTGATCCATTGGATGAGTCGGCAGACACAAGGACTCAATTCAATCAAAAGGAGAAGTCAAATGAGCGAATGCTACTTCGACCCCGCCATGCAAGCTCATAAGGAGCGCATGCAACAGGTGGGGTGGGGCGCGAAATTTGGACCTGAAGGTTCAAGCATTATTGTCAAGCGTCCTTTAAATTGACCCCCGAAAATGGGTACGATACCGTGTCGTCTAACAGCCTTGTTTCTCTATGAAGAGAACTAAACAAAAAACACCTGACAGCTGTTTTCCGCAACAGTTTCACATTACAGATCGCTCCTAGCGTTGGCTTTAATCCAACATCGTAGCGCGAGATCAAAGACCTTCGTCATGATCCTCAAATGGCATGAAAATACACTCAGAATGGAACAACACAAGATACAATTCCGCCATGAACCTTAGAACACCACTTCGATACCCAGGAGGCAAACGAAAGCTTGCCAACTTTGTAGACCGACTCATTTCGAGTAACGGCCTTACAGGATGTGAATATGCTGAGCCGTACGCCGGAGGAGCAGGCCTTGCTGTGGAGTTGCTACGCCGAGGAGTAGTTGGTCAGCTTTGGTTAAACGATATCGACAAAGGCATTGCTTCGTTCTGGAAGCTTGCCCTCAAGCAACCTGACTTGTTGTGCGAGATGATTGAGAAAACCGAAGTGACTATCGAAGAGTGGAACAGACAAAAAGATCTTGCACAAAACGAAGACACCGTTCTCCGTGGTTTCGCGACATTTTTCCTGAACCGAACCAATCGATCGGGCATCATCAAGGGCGGGGTCATCGGAGGAAAGGGGCAGAGCGGAACCTGGAAGCTGGATTGCAGATTCAACAAGAGCGAGCTAATTAGTCGCATTCAAGCAATATCTAAACTAAGCGATCGTATCCATTTTTTTAATATGGATGCGTTGGATTTTTTGGCTTCTGCAGTCCCGCAACAACTCAAAACCGTTTTGTTCAACCTTGACCCCCCATACTATGTAAAGGGAGCCGGGCTCTATACCAACTTCTACAACGACTTGGATCACTCAAAAGTATCCTCCTTCATTAGATCTGAGTCGCGCCCATGGATCGTCTCATACGACAACCACGAGTTCATTAGAAAAATCTATTCCGGCTGTGAATTCATCGAGTACGATCTCACTTATACAGCCCAACGCAAGAGTGTAGGGAAGGAAATAATGTTCTTTGGTAACATCAAAAAAATCCCTCAAACTGTGCGTTAGTCACCAAGCCGCTTTTTAACCGCCGACAAAACTTTTAGGTATTTGTCGGCAAATCCTTTTACCTCTTGAGAGTGAACCTCAATCCATGCAGAAAGAATATCCGCTCTCTTATTAGCACTTATACTCGAAAACCATTTCTTATAAGCATCTCTTCGCTTCTTTTCTTCCTCACCGATTTTTTTTAATTTTTCGTGAAGCTTGTCAATTTCATTCTGCACATAATTCCAAGAAACATTCCTCTTAAGTAAAGCCTTGTGCTCTTTCCCATTTAGATTTTTCAGAGCCTTCGATAGGAAGTATTCAATTTCCTGTTCTGGACTTTTTAGAAGACCAGCTTCTGTAGGCAATTTGATGCAATTATCAAGACCCTCAAAATCTTTAGTATTTTGATCTCCATCTAACACAAAAACAGAGTACTTACTGAAATGCGTAGCTAGCTTGTTCCGGGCCAGCTTAATTAACTCGCCACACCCCATTTTCAGAGGTACTTTTTTTACAGTGACTCTTAAAGATTTTTCATCAACATTGCCCAACTTCACGATCTGCTTTAAGAAAAAGACCGCTTCCGAATCCTCCGTATACACGAATAGCTCTTTTTTGCGTTTTCTCGCAAATGCAGACTTGCTCAGCAACATCTCATCCTGCATCTCTTGCAGCGTCAAGTCGCTTACGCGTGGCGTCTGGGTGTCCATCAGATAAACAATGCCATCAATTGCTTCTGTACTTCTCGAAACGTTGTAAATCTGCTCGAGAAAGACACTTGAATGAGTTGTCACCACAATCTGTAAATCTAATGATTTAGCTTCACTCAGCAGAATTTCCGCCAACTTAATCTGCGCCCTAGGGTGCAACCCTGCCTCAATTTCATCAACCACAAGAATCCCTCCAGGATAGTCTTGCTTTAGTTGCCGCTTCAGCCATCTAAAAGACGCCAATGCCGTTGCAATATGAGCCAACGCACCTTGCCCAAGAGATATTGTGGAGGTGTCGTATTGGTAATTCGGATGTTGCGTCCGAAGAACACGTCCCTCGGAGAGGCTCACATCCAATTCATTGGCCGTCCCTTCCGCCAACTCCCCTGGAATGATCTTGTTATGAAACTTACGGATGAACTCGGCATCTTCAGGATCTACTGTGGAGTTCACCACCTCCACTTTTTGGCTTTCACCAATCGGCCACGTTCGTGTAGCACTGACAAAAATCGTTGGCATCGGAATCTTGCCGTCTGGCTTAACCCCCATCTGAGCCGCAAAATCCTCATTGCCTCTGGTTCGAGGAACAACTCTGTAACGAAGCGCTTCTGTCTTGCCTATTTTCGTTTTTCCGATGTTGCAGCCCTTTACAACCTCTCCTCCTTCAACCTTATACGTCAGGAGAATATGTCCGTTACCTTTACCGCCAGCTGTGACATCTGCAGGAGCCAACCGAAACTGCTCTTCAAACTTAGAGATGAAGTCTTTTCCAAAATAACTTTTCCTTCCTCCAATTTCACGAGCTAGCAAACCACTCGCATTCGCAATAAATCCCAATATAGAAGACTTACCGATGCCGTTATGTCCAGCAATCACTGTCAACCTTGAAAAAATAGGAATCTCCAAACCAGACAGTTTGCGCCATGAGTTGGATTCAAAAATAACTTTGTTGAGAACAAATTTAGGCTTCATATCAAGCTTTCCCGAGGATCAGTAACAGGAGATTTTACAGATCACATTACTGAGCTACAAAACTCAATTAAAGTATTAAAAAACTTCACGCACGTTAAGAGAACCTACTCTCTGTAGTACTACCACAATAAATTCTGTTTAAGACAAATCTCCCGAAAGGATACTTTGTACTCATACTCGCTCGCATCCGCCTCTCCTTGTTGATGTTCAGAAAAATGCACTATCCCATTTGAAACAAGCTACAAAGGTCACTAGCTTGCGCTATCAAGCCTTTTTGCAATGTCCTCTGCGGATGCACGATAGTAACGCTGCAGCATCTTCAGATTTTTATGCCCAGTCTGTCTAGCAAGCGCCAACACATCTAGACGTGGAGCCCCAGTCTTAGGATCGGGACTAGCTGCCCATGTTGCGAAGGTTGCTCTAGAGTCATGGAAGTTCAGGCCTTCCTTAATAATTCGGCCTTCCGAGTCAATGACAGGTCCAAGCCCTGCTCGATCCCTCACCTTCCGAAAAAGAGCATCTCGAGTGGCGTCACTGATGCCACCAAAAATCAATGGTGTCTCTCCGCGCTCGCGGACGAGATTCAAAATGCGCAACGCATCCGAACTTAGTGCGACGTCGCGCCGACTGTCGGTCTTAGTGGCTTCGTGCGGGATATGAATCACGCACCCATCAATCCAGGACTCTTCAATCCGAAGAATCTCCCCAGATCGCATCCCTGTTTTGCACGCAAAGACGAATGCCGCAATCGTTAGAGCCATATTGGTCAAAGGGACTGTTTTACCGTCCCAACCGCTGGCTGCTAGTAGCATCTCAATTTCTTCGTCAGATGCCGTTCTCTCGCGGCGTTCTGCGGCTTTTGGCAAAGTAATGCCGACGCAAGGATTCTTTGGGATTAAGCCATGACTCACCGCACGATTAAAGATTACCGACAGCGTTTGCAGCTCTTTATGTGCAGTAGCCGGAGCCAGTGTGCCAACGAATTTCTGTGACGGCTCCTCAAGACGATCATCGAAGTATCGTTGGAGATCTGCCGTTGAGATCTCTGAAAGCTTGATCGAGGCAAACGGACGCTGACGGAAGCGCTCAATTCTGAGTACCTCCTGCTTCGATCCTTTTTTCCTGATTGAAACGGTATCTCGATAAGCGGCCAGCCAGTCGCCGACGGAAATGCGTGAGCTTTTCTTTTCCGGCGAGAGCTCAAGCGTTGCAGCGAAACGCTTCGCCTCTGCTGCGATTGAAAATTTTTCTGCCGCTGTCGCCCTTCCTCTCTCCAGAGAACACGATAGCGACCATTTGTCATTTTGTGAACGGATGCCATAAACAAAGCTCCAGTCAGCCAACAGACCAGCCAACAAAAAACCAACATTTATGGCGAAATATACCGCTCTATGTCATGTGACGAAAATAAAAAACCCCGATAAATCGGGGCTTATCACGCTATGTCAGATAGCTGTGGTGCGATGGTCAGACCAATCTTTCCCTTATTTAAAGGCATTTCAATAGATTGTCTTATTTTTTATACCGTCATTTATACCATAGAGTTTTAATCTGCTAACCCGGTCACAGTCGATAACGCGTCTTTTTTCTCCGCTATTCTTTGAGCAAGCTCTGCACCTTCAGCAGATAATTTTGCACCTTCTTCGAGAAGTTTTGTGCAGCTGGCGAGTCGCTCTCGGATAGCGTCGCAGGAATCGGTGCCGGCTGCGGACAGTCTGGAGCGATAGTTATCGGCGAGCTTGCGCACCCGGTCAACGTCGCCACGCAGATTAACGGACTCAGCGCGAGCGCGCTCAAGCGCATCCCAGGCGTCCGCGAGCTGTTGGGCTTGCGATTGTTCTTTTGCTCGATACTCATCGGTTTTGTCCTTCATGGCCAGAGCGTGCTGAGCCTGTAGATCAGCAATATCCGCCTCGTAGAGCGCAGCAGCATACTGGTAGCCGGACACGAAGAGTGCTGCGGCCGCCAGTGCTGCGCCGAGGTATTTAAGCCAAGTCATTTCCACACCGCATACGGGTCTTCTCTTAGCTCACGGCGAAGCGCTTCGATCTCTTGGCGTCGACGCTTACGCGCGACCTCTTTACGGAGACGTTCGAGCTCTTCGATCTCGGCCTGATCGTCAGCATCTTGCACACGTTCAGGTTTCCACAAACGCCCATACATATCGCGAAGGGAGTTGACCCGGCTATAGAAGTCGCTGATTTCGCACATTCTTAACTCCGGCTATCCCAACGCGCCCGACGCCCGCGTGCATCCACGTGCACAAACGTGTTGTAAATACCAACGCCACCATCGGTCACCATGTCCAGACACAAGTCCTGCAGCTCAGGCAAGTCTTCCAAGTTTTCAGGTCGAATGTCTGCCGCAAGTCCCTGCACGTGATACGAGTTCTCAACACCACCCACGGCCTTGTTGTGCTCAGGAGAGCGATAGGCGCAGTTGACGATGATCGGCTTGCCCCACTTCTCCCGGATGCGGTTCAAAAGATGCACGAGCTCTTTGCGCACCACCGTCTCGCCAAACGGCGACTTGGCTCCGTCCTTAGATTCAAATTCTTTCGTGTCGAAATATCCGATCTTCACTTTTTATCTCCTTCGATCTTGTCCACCGTGTCCTCCAGCTTGTTGTTCAGAGCGCCGATGAGCCTGCGCAGAATCGGCGGAATCGAATGCCCATAACCCGCCTTTTCAAGGTTCTCGATGATCGACGCGAACTCGCCCAAGCCATACATGCAGATAACCATCGTTTGAAATATCGATACCCCGATGACCGGCTCAAAAAGCACGTCCAAGCCGTGAGAAAGACCGCAGACCGCAATGATCAATACCTTCCTCGTAACTCCGTCCCGAAGAATGTGGGAGTCAAAATCACCGGTCTTTGATGCCGCGATCCAGCCGGTCAGGAAGTCGATGCAGATAAAAATGGCCAGCCACCAAACAAGAGGCCAAATCGCTTCAGAGAAAGCAAAGCCCCACACCGCGCCGGCGATCGACCCGAGCGCCGTGATTGACCTGTCAAGGCCAAGGCTCGAAAAGTAGGACGCAAGGTCGGCCATCCGCTGCATCACTGGACGTCCTTAGAAGAACAATCGCCCAACGCCGCAGCCGAGCACGAAGGCAATCACAGCAATCGTGATCCAGTACGGCCGAACCGCTCGGCGCGTTTCAGCGTCCAGGCCGGACTTCCACTCTGCGACCTCGGCCACAATGTCGTCCGTCAATTCGTCAACCTTCACACCGATCTTGTCCAGAAATGCCTGGGCTTCTTCCTTAGTCATGCTTGCCTCCGTTGCGAGCTTTCCACTCTTCAGCCGTGAGCACGCGGGGTTCACAGACTTCCCAGTCCTTGCTGGCAATGTTGTTGAACGTGTATCCGGGGTTTTGCGTCTGGCGAATGTCCAGAGCAGCGCCATCCTTGGAGTGCATCATGATCGTGCCGTTTTCCCAAGCCCAGTAGCCGCTCCAATCCGGAAGGCGTACAGCTCGCCCGGATAGCATTTCAAAGTAAGCGTGTCGAAAATTCATTTAGTGCTCCTACAAAAATTCACCCAACGCAATGATTGATCTGTTAAGTCAGCTCACGCGCACAAGCATTCTTTCGGAGCAATCCGACTTCATGTAGCAGGCACAAAAAAGCCCGCATCAGCGGGCGATGGAGTTAGTAACCGCAGGCTAGCCACGTGTATTCATGTTGCGCACCGCCTTGGCCACCACCACTGAATCGTCCTTGCATCGAGACGGAAGTCGCTGTTTTGTTGGCATAGCACACGTCAATGCTTCCAACGTTTGTAGACCATTGCTCAGGCATGTAAGCCAAAATGTAGTTCGCAGAGGTAAACGGTTTGGCGAACGTAATGCTTTTGATCGAGCAGTTTGTAACGCCGCCCTGCTCGATAAACCCGCTTGCATGAACACGGTAAAAGCCTCCGTTTTCATCGTGAGATTCCTCAACGACTGGGTCTCCTTGCTGACCAAGCTGGCTCTTGAACCAATTCAGAACCTTCAAAACCTCAGGAGAGGCTCCCCCCCACGCGTGAAACTTTATCCATATTGATTTCCTTTAGTATCCACAGGCCATATATTCAATATAAAGATTTGCACTAGAAGTATTCGAATAAAATTTAATATTACTTGTTGATTTTTCTGATACTGAACAGCTAGTTGTTGTATTCATTCCAACAAATAATGCTACAGTTGTAAAATCGGTAGATGAAAATGACTTAGGTAAAGATACCTCAACGGTGCTTTGGTTCTTTAGTACTTTTCCACCCTGCTCAATCCATCCATCAGAGTACTTTCTCCACCAGTTTCCGTTACCATCACTCCAACTATCAACTACCCCCCCCCATTGAATTAATTCTCTGGTTGAAATTATTTAAGACCTTCTTAACTGTTTCGTTTGCTGTTGCCATTTCTGTACTCCTCTGGGTATTGGCGTCTAAAGAGTTCTGACTCGTAGGCTTCCAAGCAATGGTTGTTCTGCCAGAAGAACAACCCATTGACAATTCGCATAGCCCACGTGTATTCACCTGCCAAGTGGTGGCGCCAGAGTCTTGCCGAGAGCGTTTCGTCAGCAAATCCCCCGATCAATGTGTTAACCAGCTGATCGACCGCCACCAGGATTTGAAAGCCGTCAGGATGCCGCACTGAAGTCTTCTCCAACAAAAGCGATCTCAATAGCATTCACCGCTTCGGTCGTTTCCGCCGCTTCGATGGCCGTGCGCAAGGCCCACTTTTGAGCATAGGCCGACTGTCCGTTCTGGATGATTTCCAAGTTGACGGTCTTCATCTGCTCAAGCGTGAGCTGATGCGGCTGATTGTTGTGATCCATGAAGGCCACCGTGCCGCGAGCTTCTTCAGGCTGGGCTTCAAGAGTCGTAACCAGGCCACTCGTATCCATCATGGCGCGGCTGTCGGAGTCGACTACAAAGCCAAGAGAACTCGTGACGGTTGCCTCTGTCTCGTACCATGCCAAGAACTTGCGCTCGAGCTCATTGAGCTTCTGCGCCTTGACTTCTTCCAAAGTGGGAGCCGGCACAGCCACGATCTGGAAGCGGCGCTTGCCTTCGGCCGTCTTTTCGATCTCCTTGATGTAGCGGTCGCCGTGGCTGTTGCACCACACCGCCGCCTCGGGAGGATAGGTTTCCTCAAAGATTTGTCCGATATAAAAGTCTGTTTCTGCCATTTTCAATGCTCCTTAATAGCCGCAGGCAAAAAATCTCATCGATGCGTTAGTAAATCCATGAGAATATGTAAACTGAGTAGCACTATCGGGCTGTACACGATTATCGAGACCCCCTGCGCTATACTCTCCGCTTGCGGTGATTGTGTAGTCAGCAGTGGTAAACGGTTTTACAAATGTTTTGTTGAAACTCTGGTGTCCTGAGCCATCTGGAACAACACCGCCTTGTTCAATAAATCCATCGCTCCAAACTCTGTACCACTCGGTTCCAGAACGCCAAGTTTCAACAATGACACCCCTCGCAATTCCGCTGTTGGCAATCCAGTTATAGCCGTCAGTTACAAGCGTTAGTCCACAAGAATTTGCAAGTGTCAAAGTGAAAAAGCTTGGGTCTGTATTCATGCCGCCATAAATGTGTTCTCCATTGGTTGCTTTAATTGTGAGCTGGCTTCCGACGATGCCGATGTTGATGAAAGAAACTGACTTTCCTACACACTCTGCGGCTGTTGGCAGAGTCAGCTCAACTGACAGCGGAGAATCTATCGGCGAAGTCAGTAAGTAGACTCGGTTAAGGTCGTTTACTGTCAGTGCACGCGAAGCAGTAGCCAACACAACCGGCGGAGAGGCCAAGAAATCCAGAACCTTCTTTGTGGTTTGGTCGGCAGCGATGGCCGCCAGTTGCTTGGCGACCTCTTGGGCAACTAGGGTTTTCAGATCGTCAGACAATGTTGTTCTCCGTTGCAAATTCTTGGAAAGCAGCCAATATGGACTGGGCGTCGTCGGAGGTAGCTGCCGAATCGGCTTTGCCCTGAACGCCGGCCGATGCCACGATCTTGGCCGTGAAGGTTTTGGCGCCTTCAATCGTCTGGTCACCAGTCGTCTTCACCGTCGCGTCGAGCGCCGCCTGTAACCCCGTGATGTCGATGATTGCGTGGGTATGCGTGACATTCGCCTTACCAGCCAGGGCCGTATCAAGCCCGGTAATGTCAGTCGTGCCATGCGTGTGCGCAAAGTCCGTGATCTCCGACTTGGTGTGCGTATGCACAGCTGCTGCGTAACTGCCCGCAGGCTGCTTGTTGTCCAAGGCAGTCTGCAGACCGTTTACCTGAGAAATCTCGTGTGTGTGAACACTTGCGGCCTTGCCGGCAAGAGCCGTATCCAAACCGGTAACGTCAGCTGTCGTATGCGAGTGCGCGGACGGCGGAAAAGTCGAAGGCTTGCCCTCAACCGAATCCCAAGTCGGAGGCGGAGCCAGTGCCCCGATAGCCGCCGCTGTAGCCTCAGGGCTCATCAGTTTCGTGGCGGATGTGCCATCAATCGCCTCCTCGGTAGAAGCCATTGCACTGGAATCAATAAGGTCGAAAGTAACCTTGTCTTTTCCAGACAAGCCCCCTAATACTGGCTTGTTCTTGATGTAGTCCTTCTGCCCAGAATCAGATTGCGCCCAGTCAGCCTGCATTTGGCCTTGTGACGCCTGATCGGCATACCCACGGGCTTCATCACGAGCTTCCTCGGCGGCAGTTTGTGCGGCTTTCGCTGCGTTCTCTGAAGTCTTGGAATTCGTCTCCGAAGTCTTCGCATTTGTTTCGGACGTTTTTGCGTTGGTTTCAGAAGTCTTTGCCGCCGTTTGCGAAGCCGCAGCCGTGGTTGCAGAGCCAGCCGCTTTCGTTTCCGACGTCTTGGCCGCGTTCTGAGAGGCAAGAGCAGCAGCCGCGGATTCCGCCGCAGCATCAGCAGAGGTCGACGCCGCGCTTGCAAAACCCGATGCGGCACTTGCAGCACTAGCCGCTTCACCTGCACTTGTAGAAGCCGCGGACGCGCTGGACTGAGCCGCTGATGCACTTTGAGCCGCTGCGGTTGCGGAGTCAGCAGCGGCTTCGGCTTGCTCGGTCGCTGCCGCAATCTTCTCGTTACCAACCGTTGTGACGGCCTGGACCTGTGTCGTTCCTTCGGACTGGACCGCTTCGACCTGCGTGGTGCCAGCCTGTTTAACTGCGTTGACCTGAGTCGTGCCTTCTGTCTGCACCAAACCGATCTGCTCGGTACCCTTGGCTCCTACGGCCTGAATCTGCGCGGAGCCGGCATTGCCAACAGCAGTAATCTGCTCCGTGCCCTTGTCGCCGACAAGCCCAATTTGCTTGGTGCCCTCGGCCTGAACCAGGCCGATTTGAGTCGTGCCTTCGGTTGTAACGGCCGTCTTGGACGTCTGCTCGGTCTGCTGGATTTCGGAGATGGCAGATGCCTTGGCAGTCCCGATGTCCTCGATTGCTTGCTCAGCCGCATCCTGCGTATCCTGATAGGCCTCTTCGGCCTTGCCCTGAGCAAGCTCTGCCGCAGCCTGTGCCGTCTGCGCAACAGACTCGGAGGCTGCCGCTGCTTCTGCTGCGGCCAGGGCCTCGTCTCGATAGGTGCCAGCAGACGCCGCGACCTCCAGCAGCTGCTGCTTGAGCTCTTCCGGCGTCATAGTATCGGTCGCGTCAACCTTGACCGTGCGACCAAGGATTTCAACGAGCTGCTGGATTTGTACGACGATGCGGTCGAGCTCTTCGCTAATTCTCGCCGGCGGGAATCTCGTGTAGTTCGTTAGATCGAGAGTTTGGGTGTAATCGACGTCCGAGCCGATGACGAGCACAGCGCCGTCAGCAAGCCCGGCTTCCGCCGTGAGCGTAATGGTGCCGCCTGGCGAAGCCTCTTGGTCCGCATTCAGCGTCACCGTGTAATCGGTGCCCTGCTGCAGAGTCGAAGACGCGCCGTTCTCTGTGGCCGCTGTCGCCACATATACGTCGCCCTCCGTAAAAACGAAGAAACCGAAGCTGAAAGTTTTTTGGCCGGTGCCGTCTCCGATATATGGCCCGGCAAGGCGCTTGATGTATCCGATCGCCATTTTGAAAAAGCCCCCAAACTGTTGGAGGCATTTTCGGTTGAACGGATCGGCTCACGCGCACTTAATCGGGAGCGGTAGCCATGCGGGGCGAACGTCTCGGCGTGGTGTCTCGCGGGCCCCACCAATAGCCTTGACCCCACGAACGCATCATGCGACTCTCCATTCTTTGGTTGTACCCTGGCGAAAGATACTCTTGCAAGTCGTTCATCACAGCGCGATCGATTGCCGTTCCCGTATACCAGAGATTAACAAAAGGCATGTGCGAGCGGACGAGTCTGACAGCACGCGCACCCGGACGGGTTTCGCGGTCGTACAACGCATTGCCGGCCGTGGCCGTAACCAAGTCGACACCTTCAATTGTTGTTCCGACAATGGGGCCTGCGAAGTTCGTCAGCCCCGACCAAGCTCCATAGCGAGCGTCTTCGGACAAGCCGTTCGCAATGAAGTCGCCCAAGAAGCCGAGGCCACCTCCTTTAGCCATTGAGTTCAGAACAAAATCCCAATCCCACACGTCCTGAAAGTCTTTGCCGTTGAGTAGGTTTTGAATCTGTAGCGAAATCGCGCCGAAGATAGTCGTGACGACTACCATACCCGCAGCATAAGACACCTTGTCGGGAGTATTGCCGTGGCGTGCCAAGAAACTGGCGCGCCGGAAGTGGCGTTCCATCATGGCAAGTGGGAAGCTCTTAAACAGGAAAAACGCTCTAGCCAATTCGCCTTTCATCGTGCCACGCTGAGCACCGCGAGTCGTTTCCGCGCGAGTCACCAGATCGGGGCCAAGAGAAGCCATTTCTGACTCTTGGATGATTAGCCCCAGAAGCTTGGCCGGCGCCTCACGAATCGCTCGGATTTGCCCCGCCGTCAGACCTTCGGTCGGGATGGCCTGCAGGTTGTTGATCGTCAGGAACTCAATACCCTTGTACGTTTCCGTTTGAGCGGCCTGAAACACCTCCCAATCGGCTTCCGTGATGCCTGCATCCTGCAAACGCGCACGGTCGTAGTTGTCCAGCTCGTCCCAGTTGTTCTTTGTCATTTTGGCAAGGCTGGCCATCATGTTGAGCGAGAAGGCTCGTCTCGTCCCATCCGTGAAGGCATTAAGTAAAGACGCGCGCATCGAGGCGTTGGCAAGCTTTGCCGTCCAGCCCTGGCCGATGTTGTCAACCGACCAGCGATTGAAGTCCGACGTCAGATTTTCAGCAATGATGCCGGCACGTGCTGCGTACTCTTTCCAGTCACTTCCGTAGGCCGCAATGAAGAACTTGGCGCCCTGCAGCAAAGGCAGCCGATTGAATTTTGTGGCCACGAAGTAGGACGGGATGTCCGAGAAGGACGTAATGAACGCTTTGCCAAGCTTGCCCGCCATTTCTAGATTGCGCCAGCCTTGCATGAAGCCAGCCACACCTTCACGGTTCAAAGCAGCTCGGTTTGCAATGCCGGTGAGCACATTCCACATATCGTCAATGCTCGCGTCCGTTAAACCCTGCCAGTCGGAATACTTCGTCAGCAGCTCCCACTTCGACTCGGACGCTTGTGCGTTCTCTGCAACACGATCAGCCACGTACTTGAGCATCTGATAGGTTGCCTTCGGTTTCGGCCCCATCTTTTCGAGGATTGCAATGTCGTTGGCCATTTTGGCCACGTGCCCCGTCAGGGCTCCCGTAAGGCTCCCGTTACCAAACTGCGCCTCGTACTTCAGATAGCTGTCGGCGTCGGCAAAGTGAATGGTTCGGTGGTGGTACTTTTTGAATCGATTTGAGACAAGTTTCGGCTGATTTGACTGAATCTCAAACAGGTCAGCATCCGGACTTCCGGCCGTGATGATGTCGTCGTATGCACCAGACAAAAGCTCTCGCAAATCCGCGTCACTCATACGTTCGCCTGCATCATCCACATAGCGGCTGCGATCCAGAAGCGGCAGGATGAAATTGGTCCAGACTTCCTTACTGTCGCCGTTCTTGTTGCCCGTCAGAATCTTGGCCGCCTTGCGCACCTTCCAAGAATCGTGAGACTGCGGAATATATCCGTAGTCTAGGCGTCCGATGTCGGCACCGGCGGCGACCGCACGCTGACGCATGTTTTCGGCCGTAGCTGAGAAAGCCTCCCATGCCTTGGCCGCTCGCTCGTTGCCCGTCGCTTGTCCGAACGCCTCATAGACGAAATCGCGCACGTCTTCTTTGTTCTCTACGAATCCGAGCCAGGACGATCGGATGCCATTGACCGTGTCGAGCATTGAAGACAGGTACTCGTTCGTCACACCCTTAGCGTATCCGTAGGTTTCCTGCAGGAGTTTTGCCACAGCAGAGTATGCGTGCAAATCCTCTTCAACCTCCAGCCGCTCTATTTTGTGCAGAAGACGATCCTGTGCCAGAGCCTGCTTGCGCAGGTTAATCGCGCGTCGTTGCGCTCGTTCTTCGATCTGCTTTGCCAGCTGATCTGCGGCAGCCGAGACGCGATCGTCAATCGTCATCTTTGCCCACGCATCCGGATCGGTTCGGCTCAAGGTGGCCATCGTCGAGCGCACAGCCTGCAAAATCTCACGCCCCTCCGAAGGCGTCACACGTCGGCCGAGAATTTGGCCAACTTGATCAAGACATTCCTGTCGCATTTCCTTTGCCATTTCACTGTGCTCCGTCGTTTCTCATGATGCAAATGGCCGCCTGGGCAATTCCGGAAGCCTCCGTCTTTCCTTCGTTCTCAATCTCCTGCATTCTCGTTTCTACTTCGTCGAATCGCATTTCGATCGTCTGGCCATCTTCATCCTCGAACAGGAACGTTTGCTCGGGTTGCTGAGAGGCAAGCTCTTGCATCCGGATAGCGTCCGGGTCGTTCGCTACACCTTCGCGCACGGTTGCCTGCACTTGCTGCGGATTCGGTTCGACCTGAGCAGGAACGTCAACCTGGGCCGAAGCTTGCGATGCGATCTCATCAAGCTGCGACTGTAGGTTTTGAATAGATGCGCGAATTGCTGCAACATCCAGTTCCGGAAGCGGCTCCTGACCTGCAGCAACACGCTGTTCGTTTTCAATACGGCGCATCTGACCAAGGACGTCAGCCACGTCCGTCCGGACAACGTTCTCGTCCCCGAACAATCCGCCATCAGCAGCGCGCATGGCGTTCACCGTCCAATCTGCCAAAGGCTCGAGAACGCGGCCGATTGCTGCCGCAGAGTTCGCATTGCGAGCCAAGAGTTCAATGAACGGTGTAGTTGTCGGATCGTCCAAGAACGAAAGTTGGCTCACCAAATCCTGCAGAGAACGCCCTTCCTCGCGCGCCATCCGAACGGCGTTAGCCGCCTCAACAATCCCCTGAGCGAGGTCGATGCCGGAATTGCGCATTTCAATAATGCGAGGCGCGAAGGCGGCCATTGCCGTCAGGATGCGTTTGATATTGGCGTCCGTGGTCGAAGAGAACAATTCCGTCAAAACGTCGTTCTGATACGCCTCATGGAACACGGCCGTCTGGATGCGTCGGATAGCCTCGGGGGTCGGATTGCCGTTGCTGTTGATGAGGCGCCCGAGAGCGTTCGGCTCGCCAATGTCGATAAGGAACTGACGCACGGTTTCAGCCGTGGGCATACCTTCCTCATCGAATCGATACAGCGAGGCGTTTCCACGAATGCGCGGCGCGTCTTCGGCGGCAATCTCAACATTGCTGCGGGCCATCACCTGATCCGAGTTCGAGCGGCTCACAAAGCCAGTCGAGACTTTTTCCTGCGGCATATACCGAACGAGCACCGGGTGCTGCATGGACGCGATCACAGCAGGCTCAACGCCGTGCTGCGTATCAGACATGAGAGCATCACGATACTGCTGCGCCGTGCCACGGCGGTACGCTTCAGTGAGGCCCGTCAAGCGACCGTTTCCGGCCACGACATTCATCAGAGATGCGTCGCCATAGTCAGGGTTCTGGCTGCCATCAAAGCGGTTCGACGTCTGCACCGTATCGGCCTCGACAACAGCGTACTGCACCGGCACCTGTTCGCCCGAATCGATCACGTAGTCACGCACGCCCAGATACGCGTCATCAGGGAGCGTTCCGTAGGAGACAATCGGGGCGCCGCTTGCCGTGTTGCGCGAGAAACTGAGCAAACCGTACTGCGGATCAGATGCGATGCTGTTCATCTGTCCAACCGACACCACATTGCTGCGGTCACGGTTCTGCAGCACCACGGCCGTGCGACCGTCCCCGGACATCACTTCGCGCGCGAACTTCTTTTGTTCGGCACCAAGAACTTGCTCATTGAGCGAGGCGCCGCGCATCTGCTGACTCACGTCAACTGGCGTACCTGAGTTCAGGTCACTGGCCGCCTTGCGCTGTGCCGCCACAGCCTTGCTGTAGTCGTCTTCGGAGTCGGTCGCCAGGATACGGTTACGCTTTTCGCGGTTCGTCTCTTCGGCCTGCACCGCACGAGCGGCTGCAACCTGCGTCTTATCCGGACGCACAGTCTTGGAGCCGAACTCGTCCGTATACATGCGATCGAGAACCTTGCGGACTTCAGCCGACAAGGGCGGCAGCTCCTCACCAAACTCGGCCTGATAACGGCCTCCAACCGCATCACTGAAGTGCTCGTACACGTCCTTGAGCCATTCAGCGAAGCGCTTGAAGAAGCTCACCAGGGAAGGCGACGGAGACTTTCCTTCGGACAGGTACTGCTCAACCCACGAGGCAAAGCGCTCGTGGTACTTGCGCTGGCCATTGACACCCAGAGCATTCCAATCGTCAATCGAATTAATGCCAAAAGCCTTCAGCAGAACATCGACGTCCTGCTTCACGTTTTCTGCCGCTTCCTCGAACTGCGAGGCCAGCATCAAATTGTGCAGGTACCAATGCCCGATTTCATGCGAGAAGGTCGAAACATTCGCGTTCGGAGTCAGAGTGATGCGATTTTCAGTCGGGGAGAACGAACCTCGGTTTTCTTGCGCAAATGCACCAACTTCGCCGCGTCGGGCTTTTTCCAATGCTTGGTCAAAAAAGTCTTGGATTTTTGCTTTGGACGCACTCTCGAATTCCACATCGTCAACAATGCGACCTTCCGGCGTGTTCAGAGAAAGTGCCAAGTATTTGCCGCGATTGGCGCGATTCAGTACATCGAGCTGAGCCTTCGTGGGAGGACGTGCAACGGATGCAATGCCGACAATCTGATCAAAGCGCATTGCGCCTGTTCGGCCCATCCATTCATACATTGCATCAGCACCAGAAGCATCATCGATCACTTCAGAAATATCGGAATGATCTACCTGCCGCTGTCCTGCAACTGATCGTTCGTCGCCACCCCAATGACGCCCAGAGCCATCAAGCATTCTGCCGTCAGGCAAAACGTAGAAAGCCTCACGCACGTCATTTGTCAGACCAAAGTTTTCAACTGCTCTTTCGATCAGATCAGCATCCGGCTCAAAGGACTCGTCAACCCAATTGTTGACATTCTGAGCACGATTAGCGATACTTTGCTCTACAGAAGAGGCTGTCTCAGGTCGTTTCGGACGTTCAGCTAAGGGGCTGGTTTTGGCCAGAGCATTTAGTTCTGAGAGAATCTTCTTGTAGGCCGTTTTAAGCTCAAGCTTACCGCGGCCTTTATGCTTTTTATTAGGTCTCCTTGTCACCTCAACGACATAAATCTCACCGTCGTCGAAGGTTTTTGTAAATACTATCGTTCCTGCTTCCTCTCCAGAAAAGATGTTCTCAGGCGAAGAAAGCACCTCTGGTAGTCTTTCGAAATCCGAACGTAAAAAAGGTTTCTGATCTTGCCGAGTCTCTTTACCGGGGCCATGACGGCGATTCACGTGAGAAACATTTGAATCAAGAATCGTGTGGATGTATCCACGGACATCTAAGCCTGTTTTCTCTTGAATTACCCTAGCAGCTTCGTCGGTTACAGCTAAGTAGTCCTCAAACGAACTCCTTCCTTTCCCGTTGCTTGATTCGCCGTTAAACACGCGATCGACAATACGCTTCACCAACGGTTTGGCCTTGGCAACATCATCCGGAGAATATGAGGCCGAATAGCGACTGCTTACATTAGTGGTCTGGAGCTCACGCGGAACATCCTCTGTTTCTGACAACAGTCTGGTGCGGCGTTCTTCGTCTGACAGATCAAGACGACTTTGAACGTTACGAGCCTCAACTTCGCCGGCGACGTTACGGTACTGTCGCACTCTGTAATCAGGATCAGAATCATCAAGCTCACGTCCAGTCGAGCTAAACGGATCCCACTCATCGCTGTTGATTGCTCGCACAACAGTTTCCGAAAATCCCCACTTATTGCGCAAGCGTTCGACTTCGGCCAATACAGCAGCCACGTCAGGGTTGTTTTCCAGCGCGGTAATCTCCGCCCACTGTTCGTCGCTTGCCTCGAATGGATCAATGGCGTCATTCTTTTGTTTGTACTCTTTCCATGCATCAGACCTTCGCAATTCGCGCAAACGCTCCATGTCTCGCCATAGGGCAAAGCTCTTTAACGGAAACGCCTCAGGATTCGATCCACGTGTAAAGCCTTCGATTCGTTGAACAGCGTGTTGCACTTCATGAACCAACGTGGATCGAGCCTGTTTCGATGAAATCGCCGAATCCAGAGGCAAGCGAATAACGTTCCGATCTTCTGAAAAGTACCCGCCGACGCGATCCGGCAAGGGGCCGAATTCAACTGTCAAATCTTTTAATTGAGGGTATGCAGAGAAGAGCTCCGGAGCGTCAACAATCTCTGACAAATTACGCGAGACAATGAGGTTTCGTTTTTCCGCAGCAAGCTGCTCTTCAAGCGCCAAGAATTCACTATCGTCCGAGACGTTTTCTTGTCTCTTAGCGTATTCTGAATCAAGGCGAGACCGCGCATCGCGCACTGCTGAATCCCAACCGTCCTTAAATTTGAAGTCTGGGATTTCATAGCGCCACTTGCCGTCTGCACCCTGTTCCCATCCGGTTGCAAATCGGATTTCCTGCGGAGTTTTTCCCTGGGCTCGCATCGACTCGGCAACAGCAATGTAATCAATATCGGCACCAGACTCGCGCAGATTTTCTGCACCTTCAATACCGATGATCTGATTCAGGTCGCTTTGGTTGGTAGTCTCTGCAATACGCACGCGAGGAGCAACACTCGACACCTGCTCGGGTGTCAGGCCCCAGCGCGATGCCGCACTGGTGACGACAGACGCGTTCAAATTGGCCTGCGCCGTCACCTGCTGCGGGGTGAATTTACCCGTGCGCTCGAGTTCGGTAGCGAAGCGTTCGGACAAAGCCTTGCGCTCCTGCTCGAAACGCACGCGAGTCGTCGGACGCCAGAAGGCCGCACCGAAGGCTGCGCCAAGACCTGCTGCCACTGCGTTGTCGGCAAAGTTCAGCTCGTAGTTCTTAGCGAGCTCATCGTAGTTCTGATTCTCAAGAATCCAGTGGACTCCCTGAACTTCGGCCACGTTGAGCCCAACGTTTGCACCCGCACCAATGGCCGCAGACGTGATACGGCTACCAGTGGCAAAAGCCGCGGGCAACTTCAGTCCAATGGCATTCGCGGCAAACGTCAACATGCCGGCATTGATTGCCGTCTGCTCATCCACGCCTTCATCCAAAAGGGTTTGCGTGCGGTTGACACCTACGTCCGCGCCAAAGAGCAGAGCGCCGCCTGCCGGTCCCGCAACGCTACCGTACAGAACAGCCTTCGGGATCATTTCACCGAGGCCGTAAACGATCTGTGCCGCGGTGCCGGACGTCTGCGGATCGAGCTCGTATTCCTGCTTTGCAATCTCACGAATCCGCCGAGCATTTTCGGGCATTACCTCTTCGCGCTGGCGCCGAACCCATTCGCGCACTTCCGGCTGCGTCGTGAAGTTTTCAAGCGGAATCTGCCGGAGTCCCGTAATGGCGGAACTAGCCGTATCCAAGACCGCATTCGGGATTGCCTTCCATGTGTCGCCCATGCCGTCAAAGAAGTTCGGCTCGGGCATTTCAAGCGGAGGCAGTTCAGTCTCCGGGCGGAGTTCTTCGGGAGCGTCAACTTTTCTGACCGGCTCAAAGATGTTTTGGAAAATCATCGTCCGGAAACCTCCAAAATCAGCGGTTCGTTCGTTTTTGCATTCATCACCGTCTGCCCGTTGCGTAGCACAAGGTAGGACACGCCACCATCAGGCAGGCGGCCGTATGTCTGCAATTTCATTTTGGGGAGTTCGCTCGCCAGCTTTTCTGCGGAATAAGCAATGCCGCCCACGTAGTAGGAGTCTTTGCCCTTACGAACCTCTTCGCTCTTCTTCACGATCAGATCGTCGAAGTCGTCGCCAAACCATCCGTTCGTGGAACGCGGCATGACGATCTTTTTGCCGTTGTGGTTTTCGATCTTTCCGACAGAAGACTCGATTGCGTCGTTCACGTTGCCGCCGCTCAAAGCTTTGTAGCCGGCAACCCCAGTGACCAATTCCATCGTGGCATCGAGAACCTGCGGATCGTCAAAGACGGCGTCAGCGTCCTCCGAAGCCCCTAGTGCGTTAAAGGTCTGCGCCTGAATCCCCAGCACGGCCGTTTCATCTAGGCGAACACGTTTCTGATCCACGGCATCTTTACCGCGCAAGTACATTTCACCCAACGACACGCCCGCGCCATCCGGAAACTCGTCCATTGCGCTGGCCGCAACCGCGTAATTGGATGCGCCTTTTTTGAGCTGTCGTGTCATCACCTCAATGCCGGCATCGCCAACAGAATCGGCGATTGTGCGAAGGAGCGCCACGCGTTCATCCACGCTGCCGTTGTCAAGTGTCTTCACCAAATCAGAGGCTTCCTGGCTGCTGAAAAGTTCCTTATCTCCGCCCCACCGTTCGGCAAGCGTTCCCATTTCCTGCGCACGGAACTCGAGCTGCGAGCGGACTTGCTCCTGGCTTCCCCAGTTGATTGGCTGATAACCACCGTATCCATTCGTGAGAGCAAACCCGATCTTGTCCTTGCGGCGCTCAGTCGCAATCGTCTGTGCCGCCTTTTGCATCGACGCCCAGGACTTCATTTCCGAGGCGAAGTTGTCCGAGCCCTGCTTAGGCTTGGCTGCCTTAAGCGTCAACATCAAGTCGGCATCGCTCATAAACTTGGCATCGTTCCGGAACTGATTTTCCGTGCGGTCAAGCTGATACTGCTCGAACTCTTTTGCGCCGCGTTTTGGTCCGTAGGCTTCCACAAACTGATCACGTGCCAACGCCTCGGGGTTGTTGCCCATGAGCGTCTCGGCAAGGTTGTTCGTCACCTCACGCTTGAACTCATCTCCGCGCATCTGGATCATCTGACTGCGCAGCTGGCGAGCGCGCAGAACAACGGATAAGCGCTGATCGTTTTTGAGCGAGTCGATGAAGGCGTCGCCAGTGGCCGCCCCCGGATCATCCATCCAGGAGAGGTTTTTGATATTGCCGTCCTCGTCGAAAGTGACCGGGCGCTGTGCAAGGCTTAAGGCCAAAGTGTCGCGGCTCTTGCTGAAAAGCCCCGACTCGATCCTGGCCGCAATGTCGGCACTTACCTTCGGACGTTGAGACTTAAAAACCTGAAGCGCCAAGACAGGATTGTCAGAGCCCCACGCCTCAAAGCGACGAGCCGTGAAGAGATCGTAGGACTGATCCTTGAGGCGCTTTACCTGTTCCGCAGGCAAGCCCATCATCGCGGCCTGATAATCGATCTCTTGCGTAATCGAGCCCCACGTCTTCTGCAGATAGGCTGTTTCGGCATAGTGATTGTCGGCGTCCGTCATCAAAGACTGCACGCGCGCCTCGGAACTTTGCAAGTGATACGCCCGGGTCTGCTGGCCGTTCCAACGCCGAGCCTGCTCAACGGCCGAACTCAAACGATCCTGGATTCGACTGCCGATGACTTCACGCACCTGCGGCTGAAGTCTACCGACGATCTTATCCACGTCCGCAGTCATGCCTTCGACAGTACCTTGGAAGGCATCTTTCGCATTCTTCCCCTGAAGCGTGAGGTATCCATTTTCACCGCTCATGCGGGCGTTAATCGCGTCGATCACCTGACGCTCGGCATCGTCCGACTCGGCCTTGACCGTGCGCTGGTGTTCAATGCGCAAAGCTTCTGTAAGCGAGTTCGACCACTCTTCGACTGGCTTCATCGCCTGCTGCATCATGCGGCCATAGGCATCGACGTTCACAGCCGGCGCACGAGCTGGGACAAAGCCGGAGCCGCCGTTATCGCGCACCTGCGGCACGCCACCCTGAAAGGTTGGGACAATAGGCATTCGCTCACTCCTTTAGCCAAAAGACAACATGCCGTTGCGAACGCCCCAAGTCGGGCGCGGCGTCTTTGCGTAGGCATCCGATCCGATGCCGGTCGCCTGCGGCAAATTGGTGCCGGAGTCGAAAAGACCCATCGCGTCATAGAGCATGTAGCGGTTGGCGATCTGAGACGCGCCCTGCAGAAGCGTCGTGCCGAAATTGAGACCTGCCGATTGCTGTCCAGCTTCGAGCTGAAGAGCCTGGCCTTCGTAACCTGCGGCCTGCATACGCATACCCCAGTAGTCGCGCTGAGCGTTCTCTTTGATCTGGTTGGAGTCGATCTCTTTGATGATGTCGGTTGACGACAGAACCTCAACCGCGCTGCCTTCATTAGTCGCCAGGCCGTTCGCGGCAATGGCGGCCTTCTGGCTGCCCTTGACCTGGCCGGCCTGCATCGTGAGACGGACCTGATCTTTTTCAGCCGAGCGAAGTCGTTGCTGTGCATTGAACTCCATCATCTGCGCATTCAAGCGCGCAATGTTGGCCTGCGACTGCAAAATCGCATTCGATTTGTTTGTGATTCCGATAGAGCCAAAGGCATTGATAATGGTCGCCACGCCCATGCCGGCAAGGCTCCCATATCCGAATGTCTGACCTGAATTCCAAGGCATAAAACCTCCCATTTTGGGAGGTATTGTGGGTGCGCGCGGGCGGCTCACGCGCACTTGCCTTTAGACGAGCTCGGCCTTTGTCGTCATGCCGATGATCTTGGCCGGCAGCGGGTTGTCCTGACGGATGCAGCACTGTCCAGTCGCCTGCCACTTTGCATTCACTCGGACTTCAATTTCAGTCGTGAGCGGTTCGGGCGGCGATCCTGCAGACTCCATGCCGCGAGGCGGATACTCTGTCAGAGAATCAAAGGTCGGACCAGCTTTCAACCCGCTCGAGTTCACCACACGGAAAACCATCGAAATGACGTTCTTTTTGTGACTCGTACCAAAAGAACCATCCTGCAGAGCCATCGCCAGAGGCAGCGTTTGTGCGTCGCACGTGTACGGCAAGCCGACGTGCACCACGCTTGCCGGCTCATCAAGCACAATCTTGCCGTTCGTCACAACCTGCGAAGGCTCCACAGAACCGTCCGCCAAGATCGAAACCTCCATGCCCTCGAGCCAAGTGAGCCCCGAGATCTCCGTCTTCGACTCACCGCGGTACGTGCCTGAGCAGTCCAAATAGACACAATCCTCCAGCTTTGTGTACTGGCGCTCGTGCATACGCTCAACAAAGACCTTGTCCGTGCCATTGATGTTGCGGCGGATCACCGCATAAAGGATGTCTTCGTCTCCCTCGGCCACGACCGTACAGCTCAAGAACTCGCCATTGGTTTCGACCGTGCTGAAGGCTCCAACTTGCTGTTCCGGAACATAGGTCAGAGCGATCAGCCGGCCGTCGGACGACACCGCCCAAACCATCGGGTATGGCGCCTTGCCGTAGGACAAGTCTTTGATCGTGAGGTTGTCGAAGAGATGCGGAGCGCGCAAGCAGAGGTCGGCCGTGACGTAGCCGCCAGCTTCATAGCTGTAGCCGCATTCACGCAGGTGCCCGCCGCGAGACGCCGCATAGATCAGGGTCGAGCCGACGATAACGGGTTGCACCGGAGACGAGCCGAAGTAGCTTTGCGTGTTAACCGAAAGCGATTTTTGCGTGATAACGTCTGAGTTCTTCGTCGTGGCCAGCCATTCGGCCGAGGCCGTCAAAAAGATCATGCGCGCCAGCGGAATGATGTGCTCAATACGGTCGGCATTGCGAGCCACCACAGACGCGCTGATGCGGTCGTCGTCCTGCGAAGGCAAGCTATAGCCCATGTTGGACTCGGTGCCGGACTTTGTTGCCCAAAGGTAGTTCGGGCGGTTGTATGTCCCGCCGAACCATCTACGGCCTTCAAAGTACGATACGGCCCCAGGGTAGTCGCCCGTCGTGCCGACGGTTGCCGTGGCCGTGGCTCCTGATCCTCCACTGCCCCCTGCTTCGATGACAACGGTCGGATTTGTGTAGCCTGTCCCCGGACGCACCACTTGGATGTCTGTTACTTGACCCGCAGAGTTGATGTTGACCGTCAGTTCGCATCCGGTGCCGGTAGGATCGACAACGTAGGCCGTTGGTCGAGAAGGCAGCACCGTAGCATCAACCGTGAATTCGTCACCATATCCTCGAGTCGAAAAAAGCGAATGCTTGACCTGAGTTCCGGAAACAGGATACCCGTCTCCACCTTCTTCGACATAGAGATCATCAAGATAACTGACAGTCGCATTACCCGGTTTTGCTAAGTGCATCTTCGCCTTTACCACGGCACCTGACCCAGAACTTGCCAAAACTTGGCAGACTCTTCCGTCATCTTTCCACATCACCGCGAAGGGCATTGTGTCTGTCCAGGTGTTGTCATGCGCAGCCCCCGCATTGCTATCGGCGTAGCGTTGGCGATGGGCCCCAGTCTTTGCCACGGCGATGATCTTGCCCGTCTGACCGTACCCAGAACCGCCGTTTGTGACCGTCACGCTCTCGATACCCTTGGCCATGTGGAAAGGGTCGTCGTAAAGCGGAGGAGTAATTGAGGCGTCAGGCGAAATGTTTTCGTCCCTAATTGTTGTGGCTTCTGTCTGACCGATATACGCCCACACACCCCCTACATTGCGATAGATACGATAGAGCCCGGCACCTTCAACCGGGTCCCACGTGACGGTGTTGTATGCCCCATCACCGTAGGGGTTGCATTTAACCGAAAAAGACTCGGAGCGTTCGGACTCCTGCGAGCCGTCCGCCTTGAGAGCCGACACCGCGTACTCCCTCGTGTAGTCCTCCTTGTTGGTAACAGAACTGTTAATCGTCTGAACCGCATTGACGTTTGTCGGCGCAGCAAGCTCGGACGAAAACGAGATCACACTCAAGCGCCAGTCCGTAGCCCCATAGCGGCGCAGCTCACGCGGCGCATGGCTTGGATGCACCAGCGTCACGATGTCCGCCGACTGGACGTAGTGGATTCCCTCAATGTCGTCATAAAGGTAGGGCGTCTCGACTTCGTAGGGATCTCCATCATCGTCGAGCAGCGTTTGACCTTGCGTGTGAAAGCGGATGTACTTTTCGCCCAACTCCAAAACCATTGTCTGATCGGCCGAGAAGGCGAAGGGGATTAGTCGCGGTGGTTTACTCGGATCCTTCACCTCAAGCACACGCTGAAAGCCCGGTCGGGCCACGATCGGGCCTTGTGGCTCGACCAGAAAATTTCGGCACTTGGCCAAGCCGGACTGATACTTGGAATCGGTGACGCGCGAGAACATGCTGTCCGCAATCTCGCCCCCGTTAAATGACTGCTGATAAAGACGAACATGCGCCATGATTACACCCATCGGCTGGAGATTTTGGTCGGAACGAAGAGCGTCTTTTGACGTGTCGCCTGCGCATCGATCGTCTTTGCCAGCGACAAGGACTGCTGATACTGCTTCATCAAGTTCGTGGCCTCGGTTGAGGCGGAACTCTGACGCTTAATCGGGCCGACTAGATAGGACGCCAGGAGCACCACAAGCGGCTCCGTGAAGTAGGCGGGATAGAGCGCGACCGAGTCGATGAACGCCGTGTAGTGCGCCACAGCTTTCTCTACGTTTGTGATGATCTGTCGATTGCTGTTGGAAGGGTTGTACTCAACGCGCCATCGATCTCGCGGGACAGGATCATCCTCAAAAGGACGGGCATCATCCGGGTCAATCGAGAACACATAATCGTTTGTCGTTGCGCTCTTCTGCTCGTACAGATCAATGATGCGCACGGCGTCCGACGGATACGCATAAGCCTTGTCCGATCCGTACAGCGTCGCATCCACGCCTGACAGCTCTGAGAGCCGGGCACGCTTCTGCGCAAAGCTCCAGTCCGCTTCTTCAAAGAGCCGACGCTTGGCCATCGGCAGCCAACGGCCGCAAAGCCCTGCGTTTTCTAAGCCGTCACTTGGATCGATCGAAACGACGTTCGCCTCTTCGCCCAAAAGCGAGAGCGCCAGATTGCAAATATCTACTTCTGTTGCCATATCAAAAAAGGGGATGTTTCCACCCCCTTTCCATGATGAACGACTCTAGCCGGAGGCCTTAGTCAGTAGTCGGAACGATGTCGATGCCGACCTTCTTGTACTGGTTCGGCAAGCCGAACGAGTTCGTCAAGTAGGCGTCGATCGTGCCGGTAATCGTGCCCTTGACGGTCGAAGACAAGCGCACGTGCTGGCGATGCTTAACCGGCAGCGGAATCACGATGTCTTCCTTGACGTCAGAGCCAGCCATTGCGGGCAGAGTCAGAATCGACGTGAAGGCCGATCCATCGGCAGAGTCATCAATCGAGAACGTCACGCCGTTTGTGGCCGCAACGTTGCCGGTCCCTGCCTTTGTCGGATGAATCACGAGATAGATCGGATCAGCCCAGGCGCCGGAATTCGGATGCTCCTGACCAAAGTCGTAGGCGTCCGACGTGATGGCGGTGGCGATGCTCTTCGCAGCGCAGAGCTGCATTTCAAGATCAAAACAGGCCATTTGGATCACCTCCTTTAAGAGAACGTAAGGGCATTGCCAGTGTTGCCGATCACGTCGGAACCAAGCTTGTGGATCGGAGTGTCGCCGTAGGAAAGGACCTTACGGCCTGCGATTTCGGCCCACGTCAGGAAAGCGTTGTCCTTGTTCTGCATCTGACGGCGGAGAACCGAGCGGATCGTATCGTTCATGTAGAACGCGATACGGCCGGAAGCATCGTCAGGCAGCATTTCCAGAGCCTGCGTCATCAGGTCGATCAGATCAGGCGCGCCAGAAGTCGTGTTCTTCTTGGAGAGCCTGGACGTATCCACATTGCAGATACGAACGACGGCTTCAGGGTCATACGCTGCCACGCCGATGTCCCAACCGAATTCAGTCACAAGCGCACGGAATGCCTTGTTGTTCTTGTCGTTGATGTACTGTTCACCCATGTTGTCTACCGTGAGACCGGGGCCTTCGCCGCCCTGCGGGTAGAACATGTACATGCCATCAGGCTTCCAGTTGATCAGCCAGATGTCAGTCAGCTTGCCTGCCGTCGTACCGCCCGCATTGATGCAGCGGGCGCCAAAGGATTCGGAAGTCGGCACGACAATCTGAGACAAACCGAGGCAATCTCGGGCATCAACCGAAGGATCACCGTAGAAGACGCGGCGCACCGCCTGGCGAGCCAAGCCCTTCATGAAGCCTTCATCCTTGCGCAGACGCCATGCTTCGCGTTCACCAGGCTTGCGGGTGTTGTACAAAGACACGTCCACCACGGAGCGCGTGCGAACCATGCTTGCCGTGTAGCGAGCCGCCGCACCCAGAACCTCTTCAGCATTCCAACCTTCGTTGTAGGCGCGAAGCTGACCTTCCGGGTACTTCGTGATGATCTGGCCCTTGTCCGTGTCACCGTTGTTTGCGGGGAGAATCACGCCCTGATCAAAGAAAGGCATGTAGTCACGGATCGTGTGAATGAGAACCTTACGGCTCACATCCTTGTCCGTCACCATGCTTTCGTAGTCGGCCAAAGTGAGAGCCTGGCCGTCAGCAATCAAACCACTCATTTGTTAACCTCGTTTAGCGGATTTGTAGAAATCGCCCGGAGAAACCTTTCCGTCGCCGGCTTCAGAACCGCGCGGGAAAGAGCCTTCGCCGATAGCGCGTCCTGCTCGAGCTAGGAGCTTCAACAAGCCCGGATGATTACCAATGGGCGTGCTCATGAACTCGGCTATGTCGGGATCAACCGACCCGTCCTCGTTCTTCGCAAAGCGGTCGCGCACACGCGCAATGTCTGCCATCGAGCGATTCCAATCAGCCGACAATTCCTTGTCCGCCTGACTGCGCTCAGCCCACTGTTTCGACACCTCGGCAATCTGAGCCATCTGGCGCTGCGCCAGAACGGGAGCGACCTTGTCCAAAAGGTGCTGCGCCTGCGTCTGCGACAGATTTGTCTCCTTGGCCACTTCCTTGAAAGCGTCCATCACCTGACCGTCGTACTTCAGGCCTTCAGGAGCCTTGAAGTCCTCATAAGCTTCGGGAGCGCCTTCCGGCTGCTCCTTCTTCTCGTCGGCTGGTTTCTGATCACCTTCAGGCTTGGAGCCTTCGCCATCGCCTTCCTTCGCTTCTCCAGTCGCGCCCGTCAGCAAATTGCCTTCAGGTTGCGTGGTAGCAGCAGAAGAAGCCGAGCCTTCAGCTCCGGCGGATGCAGCCTGCTCGTTTCCGCCTTCCATGCCGGTGGCCTGATTTGCGCTTTCGGTCGCGCCGGCATCAATGTTTTCGTCTGTCATGCTGTTCTCTCAACATCAAAAGGTAGAGATCAGGTTCAAGAGAACCCTGCAGATCGAGCCCGACACTGCGGCGGCCTTCGGCAAAAGCCATCGAGAGCGCATTGGTGTTGAAACTCGAAACTTGGAGCTGGCACAAATCGAGGATCGAGAAGATCATTTCCCGACCATCCTTTGTGCTCATCGCGGCCTTGACTTGGTCGCGGAAACGGGCCATGCGTTGCTCACGCTGAAACTCAATTTCCTCGCGCGTTTCGGCCAAAGCCTGCAGATCAAAAGGGTCTCTTTTCTTCATGCGGGAATGTTCACATGCGCAAATCGGCTCACGCGCACAAAAAAAAGGCGGAGCCTCTCGCCGGAGCCCCGCCAAAGCCCGCCTCTTGCGACGGTCCTAGGGAGTATTCGTTATGCCTGACCCGCCAAAGCGCCGAGCGCGTTAACCGCTTGCCCGGCCATGGTCGAATCGCCAGTAGGAACGCGGCCAAGCTTGCTCAAAGCATCAGCGCCCTGCTGCATCTGCTCGGCCTGAGCCTGCTGCTGTTGCGCCTGCTGCTGCGCCTGGAGCTGAGCCTGAGCCTCGTCGTCCGGAACCACGACACTCGGAGCCACCGAGTAGTAGTCGGCATACTCGTTGACAGCGTGGAAGGCATTGATCTTCAGCAGCGCTTCCGGCTTGAACTGTGCGATCTGCCCGATCATGCCAAGGAAGGTAGTCAGGCCATTGGCGCGGATTGCGCGCTGAGAGCGTGCCAGCATCGACGTGTACTCGATATTGAGCTGTTGCCCAACGAGCTCGGGCGGAGGCGGAGGAATCTGTCCTGCTCTGGCCAAGATGTTGTACGCGCGCTCAATGAGCGGCCGCAGCACCTCGTGATTCAGACGCGAGAGCACGGGGCCGAGCATCATCAGCTTTTCCTCGTGGCGCTCTGCAACTTCGGTCGCCGTCATGTTCTTGGTTGAACCCGAAAGCATCAAGAACAGATCAACGTTGAAAGCCTGATTGATGCGCTGCATCACCTCCTGCATATCGGCCGTCAGGTGCTGAAGATTCAGCGCAACATTGAAAGCCGACTGCACCTGATGCGAGGAGTTCGGCATATCGACGTAGCTGATACCGCCCGGCAGGAAATCGATTTCCTTGTCCTTTGCCGTAGTCGGAAGAATCTTCGGCGGATCGACTTGGAAGTCAATCGCGTTGCCCTTCTGCAGCTCTTGGTGCTGAAGCTGTTTGACGTCGCCGAGCGCTACCATGCCCGGCGCTTCTTCAGAGTAGATGTCCGAACCGGAGGCACCCCAACGGCCTACCACTGCAGGGAACTCGTTGTAGCCACTTTCCTCAAGGATTCCATATCCTTCGTCGTCGCCGTCCAGGAGCATCACCACTGAGCGCCACGGCATGTTCCCGTTATCGATCTTGGACGGATCACGCTCAAAGCGGGGCTCGATTGCGTGGATCACGCGGAAGCGCTTGTCGACAGCCTTCTGATCATCGTAGCACATGAGCACGTTGCGACCCACAGCCTTGCGGCCGTACTTCGCAACGAGCTGGCCAGCCGTCATCGAGAAGCGACGGTAAAGCGTATCGGGCTCACCTTTGTAGTTCACGCCAATTGCATACTCACCCGCAACAAGCGGAACGCAATAGAACCCATTCGTCGGGTCTTCGAGCACGACAATGGCCATCACGCCCATGGTGCCAACTTCGCGCCATCCGTGGTGAAGCGCTTGATAGGTGTTCGTGCGCGTGAAGGCCATTTCGAGGATGCGCTGCACCATATCCAGCCACTGCTTCACGGCGTGCGAGCTATCCAAATTCGGGTCGCCAGTCGTGAGAGCAAACCACTGCGAAGCAGGGTCGGTCATGCCTGACATGAGCCCTGCGGCCAAGATGTTCGCGGCCCTGGTCGCGGTGTTGTTGTAGATGCGATTCCAACGAGAGCGCGACAGGTTCTGCGGAGAGTCGGCCGCCAAGAAGCGCCCCGACGCCGGCGTGATGAAGCGGCTGATCTCGTACCACTGATCGATGTACGGCGCGCGCTCGGTCTTGAGCTGCGTCCAGCGCCGCAGGATCGAGTCGTGAAGCTCCTTGCGGTCCATGACTTACCCCAGAGTGGAACCACCACCAAGGTTCAGACGATCACCGGACACGCCACCGGCACCGGTCAGAAGCGTACCGCCACCGCCGCCCTGAGAGTTCTGCTGCAGAATGCCGCTGATGTCAGCAGAATTGCCGCCGTTCTGGCGACGCTGCTGTTGACGCTGCTGTTCAGCTACGGCTTGCTGTTGCTGTTCGGCCTTGCGAGCCGCGTCACGCTGTGCGCTGGCTTGCTTGTTCGCGCTGTACATGCCCGTCAAGGCACTGGCACCGGCCACGATTGCGCCCGCAATAATTGCACCACTCATACTTTCCCCCTGATTCCACCTTCGGAATTAGTTGTCAAAAGATCCCATTCGTCTGTGAACTCTTTCTCGGCGTCCGCCACGGTCTTTGCACTTGAGGCAAAGATCATCGTGATGTACGTATCCTCAAGTGCCGCGAAACACTGGCGACGTCCAGCTTCCGCACGCAGAACTGCGTAACCGTCGATTGCCTTGATTGCGGGGCCGGCTGTCACCTGGCACCGTCCGCACACAATCACCACCGTCGGCACCTTGATAAGTGCACCGACAATTGCCGCGCCCTTCGGCACAAAGCACGTCCGGATGTAGGTGCCAGCGTGCAGAAAATGCTCAACGGGCACCTCAACAGGCTTTTGCCGAAGAAGATACGACGTCACGCTGCAGAGCGCTTGCAGGTCACTTGGAGACGACGGCGGCAAGGGCGTCGATAGGCACAGGTCGCTCATAGCTTCTTCCAAAACAAAGAGTTCATAGGAGTGAAGAGCCTGCCGTAGAGCTGTGCGAGGCGGCTTCCGGAACGAGCGCCGTAGTAGATGCCCACGGCACCCATCTCGCGTGCCAACGCTTGAGCCTTGCGGATTAGCTTCAGCCCGGCACCCCCGACACGATGATTGCGATCCAGCCACAGCGATTCGACCGAAGCCACGCGCTTGCCAAAGTGCGGATAGAGCGTTGTCACAACAACCACGATTCCCACGATGCGCTCACCCTCATAGGCGGCGGCACAGCGAACGGCGCCAGACTGTTCCATTCGTTCGTAGAACTCGAGCGCAGGAACGGCCTCCCCTAAGTCAGGGTTGCCGCTCTCTTCGCAGTAGTCGCGCACAATCTGGTCGAACTCGGGGCTCGAGTAGATCACGCGGGCAGAGACATCTTTCACTTCCATGGGAGCGATGATGCCCCTTGCTTTTCGGCTCACGCGCACGCACTAGGCAGCGTATGGATCACGCGGTCTGCGAGCGGATCCTTGGCGGTGTGTGCGGTGAGGCGATGGAAGATCGTCAAGGTATTCGTTGACTTGCACCGCGAAGGTCAGAGCGAGAGCATCAGCACTGTCCGGCGATGGAAGGCCGCGCGCTTTCATGTCTTCTTTCTTTTCGAGCTTAAGCTGATTCTTTGGCGTGTATCCGTATTCGACGCCCGTCAAGTCAGAGACAAGCTCCTCGTCGTCTTCGACGCAGCCGCCCGCTTTGAGCCATTCGCGCATCTTTCCCCACATTTCGTCACGAAGATAGGCATAGCGCTTGTCGTTCGTAGGACTGCTGCCGAAGTTAATCGCGTTGACCGGATAGCCGTTGTGGTTGAGCCAGTCGATAGGAGATGCGCCGACGCCGCCAGTATCAACATTGATGATGATCTTGCGAACACCCAAATCCTTGAGCTCGTTGTACCACTCGGCCACTTTCGCCCCAAGCTCGAACCCGTCCAGGCCACTGAACTTTTTGCGCTTGAAACTTCGGGCATCAAGTCCGAAACGCGTCACCATGACGCTTCTGTCGTCACCGAAGCGAGCGACGTCAAGGCCGATAATGGCCACCATCCGGGTGTAATCGACATGAGGCAGAGCACGAGAGCCAGCCTCGTCAGCAAGGTTTCGAGGAATGAACTGCATAGATGATGCGTTAGGAAAGACACCGCGCACGCGCACTTTGAAAAAGTCCGAGTCCTCGCCATAGTCTTCGAGCCATTCGGCAATCTTTTTCTTGTCCGTGCCGGCTGCGTCACGGCCGTCAACGTGCATCGTGTCCCAGCGGTGGCGGTAGCGGTGGAAACAGTCAAAAAAGCGCCCTGTCGAGCGCGTGGGGTTGCCAAAACAAAGCCAGAAGATTTGCGTGTTTTGGTCAGTCAAAGCGCCTTCGGTCACTTCCCAGATTGCGTCTGAAATGGCTGAAGCTTCGTCAAAGATTACGAGAATGCGACGCCCGGCGTTGTGCAAACCGGCAAAGCCTTCAGGCTTGCTTTCCGACCAAGGAATCGCATCAAAGCGCCACGTCTTGTCATGTCCCTTTTGCTTGGAAGCAATCGACATGGCCGAGCACGTGAACCAGTCTTTGAAAAGACAAAGGCCGTGCCACTTGGCCACTTCTGCAAAGGTCTTCGTGCGAAGCTGCGACTCCGTATTTGCCGTGACGACGCCACGCGTGTCCGGGAAAGTGCAAAGCGCCCAGAGAATGAGCCAAGCCACAAGGCAGCTCTTCCCTACGCCGTGCCCGGCGGCAGTCGCCTGCTGGATAACCTCATGCCAAGCCGCGCCGCTTTTGAGCGAATCACGAAGACTCACGAGGCGTTCGGTCTGCCACTTGTCGGGACCGTCAAACCCTGCGAGAGTACCTTTTCCCCAAGGGAATGCGATCTGCACAAAGCGCAGAGGATCGAGCGTACACTCGGCCGCCAGTTGGAGCATGGCCTGATGCACGCCTGCCTTTGTGGTCAGGTCAAACTCGTTTGGGGCCATCGATCAAGCCTCGCAGAGATTCAGCCAAAGTCGCGATTGTCGCGTCCTTGTCTTCCTTTTCCTTACCCATTCCCAAGCACGATGCCAACGCTTTGAGCGCGGACACCGTTGCCACTGGATCAACTTGGCGCATCACAGGCGAGCCGTCATCGTGATACATCTTGCCCTGAAAACCTTCCTTTTGGATCAGGACAGAGTTCACCAGAACGGTCTCTTTGAGCTTAGAAAAGACAAAGGCCGCATCCACGATTGCGGCTTCTTTTGCAGGCTTCCTGCGGGCTTCAATAGCCTCTTTGACCTTACCCAACCTTAGCAACTTGGAAGCTGTCACTTCAGCGGTTTTTGAGGCATATCCAGCGGCAATAGCCGCCTGTTTCCCGTTCTTACACCCGTCACTCACATAGGCATTCACGAACGCCTCTTGTCTCGAATTCAGCACTTCTTTCGCCACCGTTTCACCACCTTCCAATCAGCCACTGATTGCGACCGCCTCGACCCATCGAGATAGCCCCTGACGGTTCTGATCGGCATATCCAGCATCTTTGAAATCTCTCGCAAGGTATAGCCTTCCGCACGAAGCTCACGCGCATGATCGACGTCGGAGTCGAGGTACTTTGCGCCTGCATGATCTTCCCCAATCGCCCGTCCTGCGTCATTCACTGCGATCTTGACCTTGACTGCAGAAAAGCCCAAACTCTGCCGCTCGGCCACTCTCGGATGCCTCCTCTTCGTCATCGAGTTTGAAGAATCTGGGGTAGACGAAACGCACTTTTGAAGTAGCGTCGGCGAGGCACTTCGCCCTTGCAAGGCTGCCAATTGGAAGAGTTCTTGCCTTGTCGGCGGATCGAACAAGCAGAGCTGCAGCATCTTCTGGCAACAGAGTTGCGACGCCGATTTTTTCGTGCGGGCCATTTAGCACCTCTTTAGTACGCTTGGACATCCCAGCCACCTCCTGAACTTTTTTTCTTTGGGAAAACAACGAACACCGGGAAGGGGTATTGCGTGGCGCAAGCCTTGACCTTCACCTTCGCGTCGTCTGCGAAAATGGCCGGCGAGCCCTTGACTTCATGGAGCTCGAGCGTGCCGTCCGAGCGAAGAACAAGAAAGTCCGGCGTGTAAAAACAAGCCCCTTCAGCAATCTTCAGCTTGAGAGCCTCGAACCAGTAGGCCATGATCCTGCCGGCGTGCTTCTCTGCCTCAAGCCAAGCCGCGTAGGCTTTCTCCGTCCGATTCATCTGCCCGGACTTCATGCGGCCCTTGGCGTAGAGCCGGGCCTTGGCATAACCTTCAGCGAACATTTTTCTTCGGCTCCCGCAGTTTGGCCCGTCTCATGTCTCGAACAGCATCTAGATAACCGAGCTGAAAACGCGTCCAGAGCTCGGGACGGCGCTTGTAGCTAGGCTGGTACTGGTTGAGCGCTTCTCCGCGAATAGCCGCGCTCCTACCCTCGTTGTATGCGTCCTGTTCTCTGTCAATCCCCTTCATGAATTCCCCCGTTGAGTCGTCTCGTCTTTTTTCACTTGCTTGAAAATCCACGTCCTGGCTCGCATTGCTTCGTCCCACTTGTCGATCCTCTCAGCGAGCTCGATGAAAACCTCGGTTAGGTTCCGCAGCTGATACGCCGCTAGTCCGAGAGCGACCGACTGAACGAGCAGCATCACCGCTAAAAAATCTTCCATGTCTTCACTCCCTGAAAATCTGATAGCAGCAAAAGACCTCAATGAGCACGAGAACAGCGATTAAGCCAATAGCCCCAAAGCTCTCCCACGCGGTCAACAACACAAAAGCCACAAAGGCAATTCCAGCGAAACCACACGCCGTAGCCACAATGGCCTTACCCAAAGCTCTCCAGTCAATCACTTGCCGCCTCCTGTCCGCCAGGCAATGTCGCCGATTCCACAATCCCGACCAGGATTCGATCGACGGACTCACGCAATCCGTGAGTCAGGTGCGCGGTCTCACCGATGTCCGGAAGCTTTCCGTCGGCTGCCCGAACAGTGATTTGCTCCAGGTCTGCCAAAATTCGTTTAGCGTCCTCGATAGCCTGAAAGGCCTGTTCGGTTTTTTGATTTCTGTTTCGTACAAAGGTTGCGTATGTCATTAAATGGATTCCCTTTTAAAAGAAAATTTGACGTTGTGTGTCCGCACTGTGGAGCCCCAAACTCCCTATCGGCGCTCCCTGTTATTCGAGCTCTCACCTCCAGTTCCGCTGCTTTTATTGATCAATTTCCTGCCGCAGGAGGACAACTAGAGGAAACCACCACTAAACAAGCCTTTAGATTTTTCAACTCTGGCGAATACCAAATTGCAGTGTGTAGGGGATGTGGAAAGGTTGTTTTGTTTGAAGGAGGCAAACTTGTTTTCCCCACAGGAGGTGGTATCCCTGCTGCTGAGTGCATGCCAAAAGATGCCAAAGAGGTCTTCGAAGAGGCTCAAAGCATCATCAATCTGTCCCCACGTGCCGCCTGCGCAATGCTTAGGGCATGCGTTGAACGCATGGTGAATGCTTCTGAAGCCGAAGGGAAAACCCTCGCGCAAAAAATCGAATCGCTCAATTTGCCGCCCACACTGACGAAGATTGCTCACGTCTGCCGCCTTGTTGGCAATGACGCTGTTCACGACAACGTCATCGACTTTTCCATCGACAGCAAGGAAGCTCTGGCCGTGTCCGGTGCGATGTCTCGATTTGCAAACCGCATTGCGGAAGAGCTGTTCGGCATGGCAGAAGAAGCCGACGAGTGGACCGCCAAGATCGAAGCCGCCCGAGCCAACAAGAAGTAACCTCATACCGCCTCCCCAAAAACGTCAGCCGTAAGCGCCTTGCGGCGGGACTTTCCGGAGAACTGCTGCGGAACGCACTTGCCCTTGATTCGATCAATCAGACGCTCGCCGATGATCGGAGCAAGATCGGACGGCTTGAGGTTTGACAAAAAGATCGTGGGACGATTCTCTGAAAGGCGAGCATCAATCACCTCGAAGAGCAGCGTCTGCTCGTTGATGGAGCCGGCTTGGACGCCGAGCTCGTCGAGCACGAGTAGGTCAAGATCAACGTAACTGCGAATAGCCGCATAGGAACTTGTCTCGCTGTCGGGGTGCCACATCGCGCGGATGTAGCCGATCATGTCCGGCACGCGCGTATAGAGCGCCGTGCACTGAGGCAGGAGTTCCTTGATGATCGCAATGGCAAGATGGCTTTTGCCGGTGCCAGGGTTTCCGTAGAAGAAGAGCCCGTATCCGCATTCCTTGGCCTTGTGCCAACCGTTGACGAAACGCTTGGCCAAGCCGAGAGCTTGTTCGAGCTCGGGTGTATCCGTGCTAAACGTGTCGAAGGTCTTGTTTTTGAAGTCGGCAGGAATGCATGCGCGGCCAAGAGCTTCCTCCAGGCGTCGGCGTTCACGTTCGGCTTCGATCTGCGCCATAACCTCTTCGGATCGTCTGGCGGCTTCCGCCTCGCGAATGCGTTGGCACTCAGGGCAGTATCCGTCTGAAACTTTCTGCCCGTTCATGAACACGACGCGAGCCAGATACGGTCCGTGCAATTCGCAGCAGCGCTGCTCGTCGTGCCACTTCATGGTGCCCATGGCACCTGTTTTGACGATGGCGCCGAGGAGCTTCGGCTCATACAGCTTCACCATCCAATCCTCGTTCATGTCTAAATCCCCCAGTCAGTCGTGCCATCAGGCTTGATAGCGTCGGCGTAGTAGTTGTCGTCGAAGTGGAATGCAGGATCCTTATGCGGAGGCAGAGCCTTGGCTGCAGCATTCGGCTTGCCCGTCTCCGGATACTCCCTCCCGATCCAGCCAAGGAAGATCTTTCGCCAGTTGCCCATCGTCTTTTTGGAGGTTGTGGGAGCGAATCGACCTCGCAGCTTGAGGAACACTCTCTCAGGCGTCACGTCTGTTCGAACTTCCAATGCAGCCTGGCGCCATTCCTCAGGAAGGGCGTCAGGGAAAGGCACCACGGGTTCGCGCTTGGCTTTCGGCTTCGTTGCAGGCGCGGCTACTACTTCTTTATGTTCCTGTTCCTGCTTCTGTTCCTGTTCCTGGATTCGGGATGGTTGCGGGTTGCCATTGCGAATGGCATCCCGAATGGCATTCATAATGTCTTCTGGAATGCCTTCTCTCGTTCCCTCAGGAAGCCCGTCAATCAAGGGTTTCAAGTGAATTAAGGCTTGATCTCTGAGATCACACTCAGGAAGCAAATCCAACAATCCAGCCCACGATTTAGCTCCATTCACTCCATTGGGCGGGTTGTACTTCAGGAAGTTCGGAAGGAACATCAAACCAGCCTTTTCATCCGCCATCAGCATGCCCATCTGGCATAGTGTCTGAATGGCATTCGACATGGCATCCGATTGCCATCCAAGATCGAACGCCAATGACACTGACCTTGAGCGAATGAAGCCAAGTTGGTTGGTATCCGGATGAGTCAGCAAAAGCAAAAAGGCCAGCTTGGCATTGTCGTCAAGCTCTTTGAATTTGCGATCGTTCCAAATGCGAACGTCTATTTTTCTGTACCGTGCCATGGCAGCTCACTACGCGAAATAGTCCGGGCGAAGCTCTTGCCGGGGAATTCCCGTGGCCTTCTCAACGTCCTTACAACGTTTGAGCGGAATCTCGCCTTTCAGGACCCATCCTCGGACAGATTGAGGCTTGACATTGCAGGCGCGAGCCAAATTGCTCATGTTGCCAGCCGTCTCGATAGCCTTTTTTAAACCGTCTTTTTTATTCATGGAAGTCCTCTGTAATTTTTAACTTCAATCATTTTAAGTTTTTGATTTAAATTTTTCAACAGCCATAAACGGAAAATTGAAGGCTAAGACTGTATTGTTCTCATCAGGAGGATCGAAAAATGAAAACAGAAATTGCTAAAAGAGTGCAGCAGGCCATAGAAGAATCAGGCCTTTCGATGAGTGAAATCGGCCGACGACTGGGAATCTCCCCTCAGTCTGTTCGCGCATGGAAAATCGGGAAAGCTATGCCTAGCCTTGACCGCCTGGCTGACCTGGCGAGCGCGACCGGAAAATCTCTTGCCTGGATTCAAGGCATGGAAATCTCTTCGGACAACTCGGGCACCGACGAGAGAGTGGTAAGCATTCCTCTCTACGATGCTGCGGCATCCGCCGGGCCTGGCAATGAATCTTTTGAAGGCGATCAGATTGTCAAACTTGTTGTGGTCGACAGGAACTGGCTGCGCATGAATGTGAACTGCAGCTCAGAACGTAACCTCAACTTAATCATGGCTTGCGGTGATTCGATGGAACCAACGCTTACGGACGGCGATGTTCTTTTCGTTGACACCGGAGTGACGCATTTTCGATCTGATTCGATATATGTCGCGCGCATAAACGGTGAACTATTCGTTAAGCGGTTCCAGAAGTTGCCCAATGGCAGGCTGATGATGATCAGCGACAACAAGAAGTATCGTAGCTTTGAGTTGTCGCCAAGTGATGAAGTGACCCTAATCGGCCGCGTGTGCTTCCACTGGGCTGGAGAGAGGATGTAATGGGGGACTTCATTCTTGCCGTTTGCATCTTTATGGCTCCGATAGTGCTGTTTTGGCTCTTCAATTACAACTGGAGGAAAAACGTTATCGAGGCAGCTAGACGAGAAGTTCGCTCTATCGTTGATGAGGAGAAAAGACGACTACAGAAAGAGTCCGAGGAGAAGCTTGCGGCCAAGCTGAAAGATTATGAACAGAAATATGCTAAGAAAAAGGAGGCGTTTACAAGCTATATGGCTACTGAGAAAGACCTGTTGATGCAACTGCACAAGAGGTTTTCAGAAAACATCTTGAGTGGCAGAAAATGGGCCGCCGATTATCTAGCAGAAATCTACGCACAGCGCCACGAGTTGATAGCCTATAACCTCACAATTCAGAAGCGCGCCGCCAGAAAAGCAGCAGAAGAAATCAAGTCCATGCGGCAAGAGAAAAAACAAATCTTTGCCGAGAATCTTCTTCTGAAGCAAAAACTCAACTTGTACCGAGATTACTTTCCGTTCCTCGCCGACCTTGACGAGGAGATCATGTGCAACCCAAGCGATGAGTTCAGCGAGGCAGAAGACATCGACCAAACATTCGACCGCGCAAGGAACTATCTCACCGCAGAGGAGTATCAAAAGCTATCGACTACCGACAAGAATCAGCTTGCTCTTGACCGATACTTCAGCAGAAATTTGAGCAAGGTTCAAATAGGCCGGCTTTATGAAATGTATCTCGGCTGGCTGTATGAGAAAAACGGCTACATCGTGACATACAACGGCATTGAGCAGGGCGTTGAAGATATGGGCCGAGACCTGATCTGTATCAAGCCCACTGAAACTGTCATCGTACAAGCCAAGTGTTGGTCTCAGAGTAAAACTATCCACGAGAAACACGTGTATCAGCTCTACGGAACCGTTTGCACATATAAGATCGAACATCCGGAAGTAAAGAAGGTCAGGGCCTTTCTCTACGTCACCAATCAGTTGAGTCCTGTCGCTCGTGCCGCGGCACAGATGCTAAAAATCAAGGTCGAAGAAAACTTCGCTCTGGACAAAAGTTTCCCGATGATCAAGTGCAACATCGGGAGGTCAGGCGAAAAAATCTACCACCTTCCTTTCGATCAGCAGTACAACAAGACACAGATCAAATCGCCTGGTGAAATGTACTGCCGAACAGTGGCCGAGGCAGAAGCCAATGGGTTCCGAAGAGCCAAGCGTTACTTCTCAAATCCTCGTGCGTCACACGTCACCCCTTAAAAATCCCCAATCTCTCACAGTTGCGATTTAAGTCTAGGACTTAACCTAGATCAAAAGATCGCAACTTTTTGTTGTCTTTGGTTTAAGTTATTAGTTGTAATTTCTTGGAGTTTGGTTTAAGCTAACGACTGTAACAAAACTCAAGGCAACAACCATGACAAAGCTCTACCTCACCACTCTCTCCAACCAAGACAAAGAAGCCTTCATTGCTGGCTGGGAATCAGCCGGCGGCTATGTCGGAGATATGGATTCACCCACGCCCTGGTGCTGCCCGTGGTTCTACGCCGACTCGATCGACGTCGAAGGCGAAACGCTCGAAGAGATGGGTGCCGACTACTGGGAGCAGTGCCGCGAAGAAATCAACTCGCTGCACCCGGAAGAGTGAGGTGAGAAGAAATGGAATTCAAACCAGTTAACCACAAGCACAAAGTCCAGATCACGCAGAGCATCTATCTCAAGTGCCGCAGTTTCACAGGAAAGCACGTGAGCATCTGCTGCTGCGTCGCCGGATTCACTGCATGGCTGCATGACATCCCCTTTGAGGATTTCTGCCAGGGAATTCGACTGCTGAAGGCAAACACGGATTTCGAAGTGCACACATTGCGCTGCCCGTTCTGTGCCGAGTGGACTCCTTACGGAGGCATGACTCTCTCGCACAAAAACGGCTGCATAGAGATCAGTTGCGATCGAGCCCACGCACAGCTTTTCGTTGAGTACGCCGAGGACTTTATCCGCGAAGTGAAGGAGCAGATCGATGCGTAAGTTGCTTGACTGGATGCTCGCGGCCGATGAGCACGGCGATTCGCCAATCGGTCTGATCGTGGCCGTCGCCACCTTCCTGATCTGTATGTACGCAATCGCCTGTATGCCAGGCCACTAACCACCACAGAAGGCACGCCCTTCTGTCTGCCGCCCTGATCGAGTTATCTCCTGCTCGATCCGTAAGACCTTGAACCCGGGGCGGCAGACAAAAGGACGCAACTCAATAAAAGAGACGACGAGGTGGTGGAAGTCCACCGGACGCTATGAAGCTCTTTGGCAAGAGTGGAGCCGAGCGCGGCACGGCTACGTAGTCAACCGTAGACCGTTAGCGGGGGTGCAGCCGCCCCGTCAGGCCAAGCTCCTTTCGCAAGAGAGGAGCCACGTGAGGCCGCTCAGTCTTTCGGAAATTCCGAATAGCTGAACGGGTTGACGTGGATTTTCACTTTCACAGGAGCCGACATGAAAGAGGCTTACTTCGACCCGGCACTTCAAAAGCACAGAGAGCGCCAGGCATTGATCCACAAATGGCAGGCGCGCCGGGCTTTCTTCAAAAAGTACCGAGTTCTCATCGCCAGCAGCGCAGTCTCCTTCGCCGGAGTCGCTGCGCTTCTTTTTTGGAAACTCTCACCGCTTTTCTAACCATGAACAAACAGCTTGAACGATATGCCTGGTTTGTAGCTGAAAACAACATCCGATCGCTCGGCGTCTTCGTTGGCATCTTGGAAGTCCTCCAAGCAAACGGGACAGAGATCAGCACCTACGCGCTTGGCTCATTCATCAATCAACTGCAGTCTTTGAAAAACGACTTCGAAGAAATTCTTCTCAAACAGGAGAAAAAAGATGACAACCTCTGAACGCCTTGAATGGCTAAAGAACCGTCAGACCGGCATCGGCGGGAGTGACGTCGCCGCCATCCTCGGACTCTCCAAATGGAAGACTCCGCTCGATGTTTACAACGACAAGATTGCCGAGAATCCAATCGAGGAATCGAACGCTTCCATCGAATGGGGCAATCGCCTGGAACCCGTCATCCGCCAGAAGTACGCAGACGTGACCGGTGTTCCCGTCACCGTCCCGACCGAAACCTTCCGCCACCCCGAGCATCCGTTCATGATTGCCAACGTGGACGGCTTGCTTCCTGACGGCAGTGTGCTCGAGATCAAAACCGCACGATCCGGAGCGGACTGGGGAGAAGAAGGCACCGATGAAATCCCCGAGTACTACCTCACGCAAGTTCAGCACTACATGGCCGTGACCGGCGCCAAGATGTGCGATGTGGCCGTGCTGATCGGAGCTAGCGACTTCCGCGTCTACCACGTCGATTTCGATCCGGAAATTGCCGCGATGCTGATCGAGGAAGAAAAGGCGTTCTGGCAGCGAGTCATCGACCGCAATCCCCCGGCGCCGCGCACCTACGCCGAGGCAAGCGCTGCATTTCCGCGCTCCAAGATGCACACGGTCGAAGCGTCAGACGAAATACTTCACGACGCCGCCGAGCTCGAAGCCGTCAATCGACAGATCGAAGAGCTCAAGGAGCGCAAGGAAGAGCTGCAGGGCCATATCACTTCCTTCATGGGTGAGTCGGACACCCTGGCCGTTGCAGGCAGAACCATCGCCACTTGGCGAACGAGTAAGCCGCGCGTCACCTTCGACAGCGCCACGTTCAAAGCCAAGCACCCTGATCTTTACACGCAGTATTGCAAGGAAGGCAACCCCTCCCGCCGCTTCCTTCTCAAGCTCAAATCGGAGTAGATAGAAAATGACAAACGATGTTGTTGCAAGCCTCAATCCCTTCGGCACGCCCGCAACCGGCAATGCCGTAACACCGACCACACAAACTACAGACAGCGCTCGCGCCGTGGCAGAAGTTCAGGCTGCGCTTGTGATTGCCCGCATGAATCCACGCGATCAGCGCCAGTCGATGGATCGAATCCTTAACGCCTGCTGCCGTCCGCAACTGGCGGAGACTGCGATCTACGCCTACTCACGCGGCGGCTCAGACATCCAGGGACCGAGCATCCGCCTTGCCGAAGCAATCGCTCAACAGTGGGGCAATATGCAGTTCGGCATCCGAGAGCTGAGTAACAACGGTGGCAAGTCCGAAGTTCAGGCGTTCGCATGGGACGTTGAAACCAACACGCGCCGCGAAGTGACCTTCAGCGTGCCGCACATTCGCCACACGAAGAAGGGCAGCTACAAGCTCGAAGACCCGCGCGACATCTACGAACTCGTTGCGAACCAGGGCGCCCGCCGACTGCGCGCCTGCATCCTGTCCGTCATCCCCGGCGACGTGATCGAGGCCGCCGTCAGTCAGTGCATGCTGACGCTCAAGGCTCACTGCGACGTCACTCCGGAAGGCATCCAAAAGCTCGTGTCCGCCTTCGAGGCGATCGGTGTTTCCAAGGCGCGCATCGAGAAGTTCTGCCAGTGCCGCGCCGAAGCGATCAAGCCGGCACAGATCATCCGTCTGCGCAACGTCTATGCCTCAATCAAGGATGGCATGAGTGGCCCTGACGATTGGTTCGAGCCGGAAGAAAAGCCGGCACTAGAAACCGACACCTCAGGCAAGAAGAGCCTCAAGGACAAGCTCAAAGAACGCAAGGCCAAGGCCGAGCCGGAACCCCTTCCGGTTGCAGAACCCGCTGAACCCGAAACCCCGCAGTCCGAGCCTGCCGCGGCACGGCCGGATCTTCCGGACGAGGCTTGGGTTAAGGCATACGCACAAGGAACTGATGCACCATGACAGACGTCAAAGCAATCGCCAAAGAAGTCGTCAAGGAACTCAAACGCGGGCAGTCGATTGTCGTGACAGCCTCGGACATCGCGCTCATGTGCGCCTATGCGCCCGACAGCAAGCCCGTGCGCGACATGCTCGCAGACCCCACATTCCCTCCATGTGTCTCACTGGTAGAAGGCGGCACCCGCCGCTACCTTCGCAAAGACGTGGAAAGATGGATTGAGCGAAAGTTCCACGACGAAAGCAGGCTTGCCCTGCAGACCTTTCGAGCATAAGGAGCGGCCGCAGCAATGCGGCCCTTTTCATACATGAATGACTTCACACTTAACGGCGAACAGCCCGTTATGGTGCCGATCAAACTGCAGTCGCTGCGGGACATCGTGCAATACCTTTTCACGGACATGAACGAGGGTGAATTCGAGAGTGACTACGAGTTCAAAAAGCTCCGGAGCCTCCTGGACGAGTTCAACCTTGCTCTTGAAAAGGCCGAGTTCGAGGCTCGCCAAGAAAAGACAAAACTCGCACAGATTGACCCGCGTCTCAAGATCATTGCCAACCACTACGGTCTCGGTTCGCAACTCTTCAAGTTGATTGAGGAATCGGCAGAGCTGATTGTCGCAATCACCCACATTCATCACAATGACGAACTCGTCAAAGACGTAAGAGACGCCATAAACGAGGAGCTCGCGGACGTCAAGATTCTGACCGATCAGGTGATGTACTTGATCTGCCAACACGAGAACATGGCACAGGCTTTAGAAACCCAGATCGAGTTCAAGATCAATCGTCAGCTGAAACGTATCGCTGAGGAGGAGGTATGACCAAGTACCGACTAAAAGACCAACGAGTTCAAAAGTTTCTCACAGACCTGTTGGGCAAGCGTGAAGTCGACTCAATTATGGGGCGCCTGGTGGATGGAGATCTAGCTGCCTTTTGTGTCAACGTCGAGTTTGACGACGGTGAATTTGTTGATTCGATAGACAAGTCGGATGTACTTGTGGACATGAAGGCAGTTATTTTTGACATTGACGGAACACTTGCTGACGCAAGCCACCGTCGGCGTTTCCTAGAAAAATCACCCAAGGACTGGAATTCGTTCTATGAAGGAATGGACAAAGACGAGGTAATCGAGCCTGTCGAGTTCCTTTTGATGTGCATAAAGAACGCCATCTACTTTCGAGAATTCCCTGTCGAAGTCATCTTCTGCACTGGTCGTCCTGAAAGATACCGTGAAATCACAGAGCAATGGCTTTCACAAAAGCTTGATATCTACAACCACCGCATTCTGATGCGCAAGGAGGGAGACTTCCGTGCTGACGAAATTGTCAAGCAAGAGATGCTTGATCAACTTAAGGCTGAAGGATTCGAGGTTTTCCTTGTATTCGATGACCGCCAACAGGTGGTTGACATGTGGCGACGTAATGGCATCCAGTGCTGCCAAGTTGCGCCAGGAGATTTTTAATGAAGTACCGATTCAAAGACCCAGCACTTCAGAATAGGCTTGATGAGATCAGCGACGGCGATTTTTCAAGAAGTCTTAAAAGATTGTTTGCGAGTGGCTTTCCAATATCCGACCCTATATATCTGGCTTTCGGAGACATGCAACCTTATGGATTTGCAGATGGTTTCGGCAACCTGCGGCGCTTTTCGATTTGCATTTGCAAGGATGACCTTGAAGAAGACCTCACATACGACCCATTCGGATGGAATGACTACCCGCACATTAGGCCGCCCGAAGGCGTGTTAATGCTTGTCGAATGTATTGACGAGGACGATAAGACATTTAAGACGTGTGCTGAATACGTTGGAGATGGACACGGAGCGTATTACTGGAGAAACGAGTACGAAATAGACGTCCCCGTCAAACGTTTCCGACCGTTGGAGTAAGACATGAGCGAGACAAAAATTGTGTGGCACCCGATACAGCTCATCTGTGTCAGAGTGTTTGATGAATACGGGTACTACAAACGCGATGATTTTGAATATCTCGGATTGCCCGAGCAGCCCGGCACTTACTTGGTGACAACCACTGACGGAGGCCTCGACTTTGACACGTTTTTAGGCGATGAATTCTCTTGGCGTAGCAAACGCCAAATACGAGCCTGGGCTGTTCCGCCTGAGCCATACAACAAAATCATTTTTTCCAAACTGATCGTTCGGAGGGAAAAATGCAGCGTCAAGGAGTAGCCGAGTCGTACAAAATGGCTTGCGCGCGACTTCTTGAGTCCAAGTGGCAAGCCTGTTCTTTTGAAATTCCACTTTTCGATGGATCTAAGAATTTGCGTGCTGACGTAATGGCCATCGACCAGAGTTTGAGTTTCACGATCATTGAGGTCAAAAGCTGTAAAGCGGATTTCACAACGGACAAGAAATGGCCTTCGTATTTGGGGTTCTGCCATCGGTTTTACTTCTGTTCAGACCCTAAAACGCTAGAAAAGATCAAGAGTGAAATTCTAAAAACCGAGTACGCAAAACACGTTGGTCTCATAGCCGTTGACCCAGAAACCCTTGAGGCAAAAATCGTCAAACCTTCAAAAGCACGGTTTGACACTCAAATTCCTGCAGAAGGTCAGCTCTTGCGCCTCATGATCTGGAATAACCGGCCAACCTTACCATGAAGAACTCAAAGAAACCCCACATTCTTCCGCCCGAGGTTGTTCCGCTCGGCGACGGCATGGTTGCTCAGGTCACAGATTTCGCCTTCGAGATTTACGACGCAGATTTCAATCTCATCCTTCGCATCTCTGAAGACGATGGATTCATCTGTTCAACCGCAGCTAGCGGCGCCCGCTCCGATCTCAACCCTGACTTCCTATCGAAGTTCGCGGAGCGTCTCTGGCACTGGGCTCGAGTCGTAGAGACCCGAGCTAACGATTAACCTCTTCGGCCGCCGCCTGTGATGTGTGCAAAGCGTCGAGAGACTGCAACTGCGTAGGGTACTGCGCGGGCGGTGGCCACCATAAAGGAACCAGAATGGAAGCAAAGATATGCTTCGGAAAATACGAAGCGCAAGTACTTCTCGATGCACTGAACTGCTACATCGAGAATGGAGGATTTTCAGATGACATCACGGCCAACGTTCTTTACGACCGTATCGTGGATGCTTTCAAAGTCTACGGCATTGATCTTGAATCGGACGATGATGACGAATGAGATGAGCCGCCTCCGGGCGGCTTTTTCATGCCATGAGCAAACCAAAGAAAAAGCGCACAAAAAAGTACCAGCCCGGCAGGCCGAAGATTCCGACGTGGGCATACGACGCCTGGGGGCAGCTGACAGAAAAGGACTTCCAACTTTTCGAGGACACCGTCAAGATTGATCTCGGACTCATACGCATGGGGACGCAAGAGCAATGCCGGTACGGCGACCTGATCTTTGCCATGAAGCAACTCTTCGCTTTCTCTGAGAAATTCTCGCAGGACGCCGAGTATCAGCTGCTTGCCACGATGGGCACCGCAGCAATCCACGGCATGAAGAACCTTGCGGACGAGGTCAAAGAAGGAAAGCCACGCCGCCCGGCTGTCGAGGCCGCCATGCTCAAGCCGCTAGAGCACGCCATTGCGACGTACTTCAAGATGATGCGCGAGCTGTACCGAAGCGAGCACGAGTTC